GGGGCCCGCCGCCCCCCCCGGCGGGGGGTCGTCGCACTGGGAGGTCGTGCTGCTGGACGGTGAGCCCGTCACGCTCGATGGTTCATGGCTGTACATGGAAGTTTTGGACTGATGAGGAGGCGTGCTCGTGGCAACCCTGGCTGAGGCGATTATGCGCGGGCTGCTGGCCGACCGCCCGGCATTTGGGTCGGCCGGACGGCTCTACTACGCGACCGACGAGCTGATCCTGTACCGCGACTCTGGGGCCGCCTGGCAGGTCGTCGGGACCGGGCTCGCCTTCGATGACGGGGCGACACCGGCCGCCCTGGCCGGCTCGGCCGCCACCGGCGACGACGTCTACCCCGCCCGGAGGGACCACGTCCACTTGGACCCGGTCGTCGCGCACGCGGCGGCCGGCAACCCCCACCCAACCTACACCACCGACGCCGAGGCCGGCACGATCGCCGATGCGTCCGTTGCCACCCATGCCGGGCTCTCCGATCCGCACACGGGGTACGTCCTGGAGTCGTTACTGGACGCCAAGGGCGACCTGATCGCGGCCAGTGCCGACAACACCCCGGGCAAGCTTGGGGTTGGCACCAACGGTCACGTGTTGACCGCTGATTCTGGTGAAACGCTCGGTGTGAAGTGGGCGGCAGCCAGCGGTGGGGCAGCGCTGACCGTTCAGGAGGTCGACGGCACCCCCATCGACACCGCTGTCACGATTATCCGGGTCACCAATGGCAAACTGACCGACAACGGCGCGGGAGACGTGACCCTCGACCTGAGCGGCGGCGGCGCGGCGTTCGACGACGGGGCGACGCCCTCGGCGCTGGCAGGGGCAGCCGCCACGGGCGACGACATCTACGCCGCGAGACGGGATCACGTCCACCTCGATCCGGTTGTGGCGCATGCGGCTGCCGCCGACCCCCACACAGGCTACTTGCTCGAATCGCTGGTTGACGCCAAGGGCGACATCCTGGCGGCGACCGCCAACGACACCCCCGCCCGACTGGCGGTCGGAGCCAACGGACTCGTCCTGACCGCCGACTCCGGCGAGACGACCGGCCTCAAGTGGGCGGCCGGCGCCGGTGGCGAGGCGACCGACATCGACGTCTCAGACTCAGCGCTCACGACCACCGAGGGCAAGATCCTCTGGCGGACCACCCGCAAGGTGCTCGATCTCTACGACGGCAGCCGTGAGCGGGCGATGTCGGCGGTCGGGTTCGCGCCGGTCGCCTTTGTGCATGGCTTCAACGCCCAGACCTCGGCCTCGGCCACGACCAACCTGGCCGCTGTCGGCGGGACGTTCCTGGTCGCGATGCACGTCCCCACCCATATGCTGCTGCGGTCGCTGACCTGGCGCAACGCCGATACGACGCTGGCCCGGTCGATGGAATGGGCGCTCTATGAGGACCGCAACAACGCTGCGAACGCGATCGACGCAATCACTGGAGCTGCCGGCTCGGCGTCGTGGACGGCGGCGGCTGCCGCAATCCGGGTGGAGGCCGCGACGGGGGCGCCGGTGTACCTGGGGCCGGGCCTGTACTGGCTCGCGATCAGGAACACCCATGCCACGAACACGCTCGGGATCTCGACGGTGGCGACCGGCATCCTGGCGGCGCAGATCAGCCAGACCAAGACCCTCGGCTCGGCCTTGGGCAGCACCCTCGATATCGTGGCGGCGACCTGGAGCAAAGGCACTACCGCGCCGGTCGTAGAGCTCCACGGCTCGATCGCGGGCCAGAGCACGGTGTTCTAAGGAAACCCATGATGATCGGGGGATGCGCGGCGGGGGATCGGGGGCAGCACCCGTTCACGAAAAGTCGGTCCGATGCTCCTCTCACGACTCTCGATGAGGAAACTCCACCAGATGACAAACTTCCGCGTTGCCGTCCTGGCGACGATTGCGTTTCTCGCGGCACTGATCGCCCTCGTGGGTGCAGTAGCGGCAATCTTCGTGTCCTCGGACCGCGGCATGACGATCGTCTCCGTCGTCATCACGGGGCTACTGTCGTTGCTGCCCACCGTCATCGTCTACCTCAAGACCGATGCGATTGAGAGCAAGGTAGACGCTGCTGCCGATACGGCTATCACAGCAGCCAGACACGCGGCCCGAGCTGAGCGGAAGATCGACACCGTGCAGGAGTTCGTGGAGAACGGGGGGCTACGGCGCAACGTCGTGGGCGCCATCAAGGAGGCCGGCGATGACCCCGAGATCCGACGTCGGCGCATCGAGACAATCGCTGAGGGGGTGAAGGAGGACCGTCACGAGACGGGGAGCCGAGAGGCCGCCGCCTACGCGCGTGGTGTGGCTGACGCGATGAAACGGTGGGGTGGTGAGCACGGGGAGCCGGTAGAGGGAGAGGACGCAGATGACCAACGAGACGCTTGACCTGACACTGAAGGCCGTCATCGCATTGGCTACTGTGGTGGCCGCGCTGCTCGGCGTGCTGAACAACCGCGCTATCAAGGCCAATACGTCGGCCGTGCAGAAGGTGGAAGTCAACCTTGACGGACGCCTGAGCCAACTCCTGGAGCAGACGGCGCACGCCTCCCGCGCTGAGGGCCGCGACTCCATGCGCGCGGGTGACGGACTCGACGCGGGGTCTATCGGCCCGGCTGGACCGGCTGGTATCCAAGGCCCCGTAGGACCACAGGGTCAGGTGGGGCCGGCGGGCGTCCAGGGCGCCACTGGTGAGCACTCGTTGTGAATGCCCTGAGCCTGCTCGACGGCTTGGCAGAGAACGTCAAGCGCCTCCACTCGGTCGCGTTGGCCCGCCTCCAGCGCCTGATGGAGCCCCGAAAGATGAGGGCGACAGCGTGACGAGATGGCTGCTTGGACCCGGGTTGTTGCTGCTGATCCTCCTGTGGGTCGCTTTCGTGGTGTGGTGGATTACGCCGTCATGAACAAGATCCTGAGCACCCGAACGCAACTCATTATCTCGTGGGTTTTGCTGATCGGTTCCATCGTGGGATGGCCCGTCACGTCGTTGACCATCTTTGCTACTGAACCGCAGGGGATTCTGGGGCTCAGTTGGTTCGCGATCATCCTTGGCGCCTTCAACACGATCGTGACCGCCACAGTCAACGATGAGGTGACTCCATGATAAACCTGCGTATCGTCACCGCTGCGCGCTCATGTTCGGCGCGCAATGATGTGGCTGACCGTTGCCTGCGTAATGCCGTATTCAGAAGCAAGGCGGCGCTGCGTGATACCGCCGACCGAGCGCTTCAGGCAACCACACGACCGCGCACGGCCATGCTTCAAGGCCGATCCCTCGGCGGATCGAGTTGCCCCACAATCGCACTGACACAACCAGTACGCAGGGACAGTTGGGTCTTTTTCCAGAACGACCAGTCGGCCAAAACGCTGGCCCGGTTCGAAGCTGATAAGATTCGCTCGCATCGAGCCACACCTCGGTGTCGCCCCAGCGTGTTAGTCGCACGACTGGGGCATTCTTCTGCTCAGATTATACCACCCACTCGGAGGGCGGCATGGTGAACCTTCGCATCATCTCCATCGCTGTAGCCGTCTGTCTGGGGATGCTCGGGGCTATCCAGCTCGCCTCGCCTGAGTCGCTCGGCATCTCGGCTGTTGCAGCTCGCTGGCTCGGGATCATAGCCACAGGTCTGGGCATCCTTGCCGGCTTCCTGCCGAGAGTGCAGGGGCCCTCTGCCAATCCTGAGACCCTGGCCGACCGCGTCTGGGCACTGCCAGAAGATGAGCGGCAGCAGGTTGCCACTGATCTCGCGGCACGTGCTGAGCGCGCAGCTAGAGGGGTGAGCGTTCCGCATGGCTGATCCGAAGACCCGCGCCGAAGTCATCGCTATCAGCAACACGGTTGCCGACGAGTTCCGCATCCCTCGGCTACTCCTACTCGCGTGCGGCATTGCCGAGGGTAATCTGGTCTGGAACGCACGACGGCCAACCAGCGCCGCTCAGGACGCCGCGTTCTGGCCTGACGTGTCGGGAGGACCGTGGCAGCAGACCGTCAGATACGACCCCGACTATCACGGCGGGAGCGCGTATCCTGGCCCCGGTGAGGTTGCCCGGGTACTGGAGCTCCAGTACGACACGCAACGATCGGCACAACTAGCTGCCGGCCAACTCAAAGCAAAGTGGAACGGGCAGCAAACCGACGACGAAATGCTGAAAGCGATGTTTTTGTACAACTGGCCGGCGGGTGGCGGCAAGCCGTACACGCCGGCCCACGAGGCCAACTACAAGCGTGGCCTGACCGAAGCATGGGCCATCCTGGGAGCGACTCCTATGCCGACGATCAAGCTCTCCGACGTGCTCGCCCGTGGCCGCTCACGCATCGGTGACCTGTACGTCTGGGATGGCGAGGTACCCGGCGGCTTTGACTGTAGCGGGTTCATCCGCTGGACTTACAACGGCGCCCTGACATCGTTTACGGACTCGATCCTGGGGGAGACTGAACGGGTCGAGAAGCCAGCACCCGGCGACATCGTGCTCTACGAGTACCAGGATGCGAGCCAGCCGGGCGTCAGATTCCCGCACGTCGGCCTGTTCCTGTCCGACACGAAGACGCTGGATGCCAGGTTCGGCGCCGGCGTGGGCGAGCACGACCAGCTCTCCCGATCCACGGCGACGCGCTACTACCGCCGGATGCCGGGCGTCATCGTGGACACGGCCGGCGCGCCACCCCCACCATCGCCGCCACCTGACGAGCTGGCGACCCTCCGCGCCGAGAACGAACGCTTGAAGACTGTGCTCGGGTACGCGAGTCAAGATATCGGCGCCGCGCTCCAGAAGGAGGCCGATGCCATCGTCGCTCAGGTCGGCGCGCTGACCGCCGCCATCAACACACTACGGAGCCAGAAATGACCGTTCTGACGATCACCGTTGACGAGATCCCGGATGTCGAGACGCGCTGCCGCCTCAAGGCTAGTCTGGCCACCGTCTACCGTGCGATTACGGGGACGGACGCAGATGTGGGAGTCGATATAGTCCCGTCACGCTGACCCCCGCGCTCCCGGCTCAGGCGGGGTGAGGGTTAGCGGTCCTCGTACTGGTGACACTCGATGACCCACTCCAGCACATCGGGGCGGACCGCGATCATCCGATACGGGGCAATCGAGGAAGGCATGCGCCTGGGGAAGAACCGCGTCGCCTCCTGATTCTCTCCGTGTTGTATCCAGAAGCCGTCACGTTCGATGTCATCCCAGGAGAAGACCTTGCAGCCGCACTCGATGCAGAATGACGATAGCGGCTGATGATAGAAATCCTGCGCGCCAATGGTGATCTTCACCGCGCCGGGATGCTTGTGTGGCACCCGCTCGTCGTCGTGCGTGGTCATCCTCCTGCCCCAGGATCGACGGTCACCGCCGTCGCCGTGTGTGACTTGAAGTGCTCAGCAGCCGTTGAGTCCTCGACGCACTCTGGGCAGACCGCTGGTGCGCTAGGCGACGGTGGGGCGGCGGCACGGTCGGCGGCGGCGAGGGCGGCATCAATGGCTGCGTTGTGCTTCACGGCGACGCAATTACACTGTGCATCTGCATAGTCTTCGGGATAGTCACTGTCCTCGCGCTGAGCGATGGGGCAGTCGAAATAGGGGTCACCCAGAACTCGAAAGTGTGGAATCCGCGCTGTTTCGAGCGCTGCTATCAAGACTGGCACAGCGCTCGCCACAGTCACGACATCGTCCTCGAAGTCGAGGAGCGATCCTTCGTTGCTCAGCAAGCGCTCTGCCGATGCTCTAACATCTTCCATGCTCACAGAAATCGTCCCAGGAAGCTGCCTGCTTTAGCTGGCAGAGGAATGGGACAGCCGATCTTGGATCGGCCCCGGATTGAGAACCGAGAATCAACCGCCACTCGGTACAATGAAAGGGATGAGTCCAAAGGCACCCACTGGGTCAAACAGTTAGGACTCAGCACCTTGACAACCAAATCTTGACGGTTGCTGGCAGGACTCTTTGCCAGCGTAAAAGGTTTGAAGCGGGGTCGGAGCATGTCTCTGGCCTGTCCTTCGGAGTAGCCTCGGGGCTACATGCTGGGGCGTCAGTCAATGCGCCTATGGTTGGGGTCGTTGATGTTGGAGATCGAAGCCCAACGGAGATCACTGACAAGCTGCCTGCTTTAGCTGGCAGTCGTTGACTCTCTCCTCTCGCGCCTCTCCCACTCCCTCCGCGCTCGGCGGTAGGCGTCGCAGCGGATGCACATACCACCAGCGGCGCTGAGTGGACAGGGGACGCCACTCGATCTGGCGTAGCACTCGCCGTAATCAACCCGACGCGGCGGCTGATTAGGATCACGGTATATCCGTTGTTCGTTCATCGTCTCACAGACCACCCGTCCCAGGAAGCTGCCTGCTTTAGCTGGCAGTCGTTGACTCATCGTTTCCTCCCTGCCCGCCTCGCGTCGTGCCGCTCAGGCGGCGTGGTTGGTGGTGGTGGTCAACCGTTCCAGTCGTCACCGTTCCGAAGGCGACGCTCAACATCGTTCAGTAGATTGACGGCGTTTTGGACTTGCTGCGCGCTCACGCGCCATCCATCCTCTCGAAGCTCGTGTGCATCGGTACTGAGGCGCGTAGCCATATCGGAGAGGCGGTTGGCGAGTCGTCGAGCGGACATGATCTCTGGCATGCGTTCTCATCCCCTCGTGCCCGCCGCCAGTGATGGCGGCGTGGTCAGTCGTCAGTCGTCGGATTCTGGCTTATACGGGTCCAGCAACGCGGCGTGCGTCGGGCAGAAGTCGTCGTTGTCGATGTTGATCCCCCAATCAGCGGGAGGACCGTCCCCCTCGTCGGTCTCGACTTTGGCATCACAGCGATGACCGTCGCAGTACCAGATCTCTTTCATGCTCATGGTGCTCTCCTCCATGCTCGCTCAGCGCCGGCCGTGCCTGCCGGACGGGTGGTGGGTCATTGTCCGAAAGTCTGGACTCGCTTTGCCCCACAGATGGGGAGTTCTGTAGTCGAGCCGAGAGCGATCGTCACGCCGTATTCGGCCTTGCAACCGTATTCGCAAATCAGCAGCAGTTCTCCGTCATTGCTGAGATACATCAGGCTCATCGGCTTATCGCAATGCGGGCAGACCATGCTGTTCCGTTGCTCAAGTTTCTGCATCTTCTCGCTCTCTTCCTCGTGCCGTTCGCCACGGATGATCTAGGCCAACGATTCGTGTAGCAAACTCCACAAGCCCTCTGGACGGGTGCCTGTGATCGAGGCACTGGAGGATGGCGTCTACGGTGGAAGAATCGCCGCGTCTCTCAGCAAGCATCGCGAGTCGTTCTACGACGGCGATGTCCTCGCGATTCCAGCACGGGATACACAGGCCGCGTACAACCGTCCAGTCCCGAAGGGCGCAGGACCGGCAGGGCTCAGGATTCTCGGCCGCTAGCGCGCTCATCGAGCGCGCCCGACCGTGGTCCAGGAGATGTACTCGGCCTCGACGTAGTGGCCAGTTGCGATGCCGAGTTGTGCGTCTAGCATGTTCATCCTGACCCAACGGAGCCGCGAGCACATGAATGACGAGCGGTACGCTATTGGCTTGCCGTTCTTGTCGGTCGTGAACGCTACTGCGGTGCCCTGTCGCCATTCCATGTCCGTCTCCTGTGCGCCGTGGTGCTTCGTTGTCTGCTCTGAGGTAATCTTATCAGTTCTTGTAGTTACTGTCAAGCGTTTTCAGGCAGGAATTTGACGAATATTAGAAAGTCATGTATGATCTTGTAGTCGGAGGCATGATGGAGGGTGAACGCATGTACACGGTGCCGGAGGTGGCCGAGCGGCTCCGTCTGCACCAGCAGACCATCCGCGAATGGCTACGGATCGGGAAGATCAAGGGCATCCGTCTGGGCGGGACGAAGGCCGGCTGGCGCATCCCGGATAACGAGATCGCGCGATTGTTACGGGGTGAAGAATGACGGCCGGCGTCTACGCGATCAGGAACCGTGCAACCGGCAAAGTCTATGTCGGGACGTCGCTTGATATACCCACCAGGGTGCGCGGCCACCTATCAATGCTCAAGACCGGCTGGCACCACAACAGACGGCTTCAAGAGGATTGGGTCGCATTCGGGGCGTCGGCTTTCTCATTCTGCCTCTTGAATGCTACGTCTGCTGATGCAGACCTGATCGCAGCGGAGCGGCACTGGATCGAAGTCTTACGGGCTCGCACGGGCGGGCTCTATAACATGATGTCACCCAGGGGCGGCCCGCGTGAAGCTCGACGCCGCAACTCCCGATGATGGATGCAGAGACGTTCAAGGACATGCGATTCCGTCTCCAGATGAGCCAGACGACGCTCGCCAAGGCGCTCGGGGTTCATCCGTGACGGTCAACAAGTGGGAACACGGCGTGCGACCTATCACACGGGTCGTAGAGCTGGCGATGTGGGGACTCATCTTCTTTGACGAACGCGATCCCAGTCGCCGCCGCCCGCCATCGCCAGCCGCGCAGGAGGGGCCGTGATGAGCGATCAATCCGACTATGCCGCCTACCTCATGCGTCACCTGGGGAAGTGCGTCGTCACCATCACGTTTGCGGGAATGGGGGTAGGATGGTTTGCTGCTGATATGCTCCGCTTCAGCGAGACGGGACAGTCCTACCTTCATCCGTGGTTGGCGTTCGTGATCCTGCTTGCTTGCGTGGGGCTGTTATTTATCGCAATGACAGCCGTCTACCAAGTCCAGGTCAACGTTGGCCAGATCGAGGCCCGCACGGCCCAGGCCGCTACGACGACGACGGAGGGCGAGGATAGGTGAGCAAGAGCCACCGCGATAATCATTCCGCGCGCGTGAAGCGAGGACCGTCGGCTTTTGCTAAGAAGGCTCGGCGCCGTGCCCCCCCCGTCTGGTTATCTGTAACCTCTGTGGCACTCATGCTCGCCCAAAACTGATTGAGAGTGGTCTTTGTGAACGATGTAGACATCAAGCCGCGCTAGCGGTCGGAGGGGAGAGAGGGAATGAGTGAGTACAGCACGCTGCGGTGCGATGGTGGATGCGGCGTGGAGATCACCGAGCTAGGGTGGGCGCGCGTAGAGTTGCCCGCCGGCTGGACTCGGCATCCGTACGAGGTCGAGGATTATTGCCCCGGCTGTTCGGCCGACGATGACGCCCCAACCACGGCCACGGAGCAGGACCAGGCCCGCGCCGCTGCACAGCCTGGGGGCGAATGATGCGTGAGACGTATCTGGTCACCGGAGTCGTCCCCGCTGACGGGAGATGCTCGGTCTGCACTGGCGCGGGTACACGCTGGCTCTGGCCTCCGCGTGGGCCAGTCTTGCGATACTGCGCTGATTGCCTGGACCGACTCAGGGCTACCGACCTGGCCGCTGGACAAGGACATCTGTGGCAGCAGCAGCCAGCCGCGCAGACTGTGGAGGTGACGGATGGCACCTAGAGGCGAGCAAATCCCCAACAATCAGCGATGCCGGCACTGGTTTACCCCGTTTCGTCGTTGTGCTCGCTATGTCGCAGTGCTCAATGGTGTCATCGTAAATGGCTATTGCCGGTACCACCGCGAGCCCCGTGCAGCACAGGCCGCGCAGGCGAAGGACGGCGAGGGATGAGCCATGACAGAACCGAGTAAGGTCCAGGCACTCACGCTGCGTACATTGGCCGAGGGCGGCGAACTGCGAACTGCCCGCTGGAACGAATCGCGAGGGGGCGATCTGAGGCGAAATGGCTCTGTCTTTCGGCTCGTGCCGCGCAAGTCGATTCAGATCATGCAGTCACGCGGGTGGATCGCCCATGAGCCCGTTGCGTACGGCCAATCGATGATCGGATGGCACCTGACGGAGAACGGGCGCGCCCTAGCGGAGGCCGCCCAGGAGGCCGACAGCCGGCCAGCAGTGACGAGCGACGAACGGGAGGCGAGGGGATGAAATCTTCGAGCGCGGGGACATCGTTATCGCAAAGGCATACGGGGGCGAGTTGATTACTCGCCGCGTCTGGCAGGACGTTGGTCGCGGAGTCATGATCTGCACCGAAGAGACCTATCAAACTGCCATCCGTGACGGCTACGAGGTGTTCGCGGTGGGCTTTCCAAAGGAGGATGTCGAACTGGCTGACACCGCCCCCGCAGCGGCGACCACGGGCGAGGACTAGGAGGACTGATGCCGCGCCCCCAGCCGGTCAATAAAATCGTCTGGGCCACTGGGGCGAATTATGCTCGCGCCCGAGAACTCTTCGAGTATATCGAGGCGGGCCACATCGATATACCGAGTCGGTGGGGACAAGCCTACTTCAACCTTGAAGACGACGGCGTCACCATCGTGGGGTTCACAAACATTGGCTGGGAGCGCCTCGAAATTGCCGCATATCGGCTCGGGTGGGTACACATTCGATCGTTCATCGGAACGTATCTGCGCTGGGACTCAAAGCGGCAGAAGATCGTCATATCGACCTGACCCGCCAGTCCACCGCCAGCACCGGCGCTCGCTGTGGGACGGGTGGTTTATACTGTAGGTTCTCACGCCGCGTGTAGTGGGTACCGCCCGTAACAAGGTCAAGCTCGCTGGACGCATGGGCATCGGAGTCAGGGCACGCCCCGTGCGCACGGGGACCAACCGGGATAATCCAGTGCTCTGGCTCCAGGGTGCGACAGGCCACTCGGACGCCTGCGGTAGCGGGACTGGGCAACCCCGCGGTGCCCTACTCAGCCAGCCAACGGCGCCAGCTGTGGGACGGGTGGTAGAATCCTGATGCCTCGCGTACACTCAGATTCGACCATGGATAGCGATCTGTGGGTGCGCGGGGCTCCAGGGCCGCTAGCTCAACTGTGAAGAGCGCCCGCCGTATGCGCGGGAGGTTCGAGAATCACAAACTCGGTGGCCCACCTTCGCTAGTTGAGACGCACGCACTCAGCTACCGGAGTGGAGGTTCCGGCAACGGGCCAGGGCCGGTCTCAGTAATGGGGCCGGTTTCTCTTTGCCCTGCCCCGTTGGCCTTTATTACGCGCAACTGCCCATCGGCAACATACAGCCGCCCCACAGTCCCCGGTATGCCGCGAGCGCGTACTATGGCCCGTTGGCCGGCGGCTCAGATGGTGCGCTCCAGACGCTCCAACACGGCGCGTAGGGTGTAGTCCGTTGGCCTTGTCCGGTCCTGCTCCCAATTCTGGAGCGTCGGGCGAGGAATGCCGATCAGCTTCGCGGCTTGAGCCTGAGAGAGACCGCGCAACCGCCGCGCCATCTGGATCTGCCCAGCTGGGGTGAGCGGCTCCTCCGGGGGTACCTGACACTCTGGGCACCCCGGATCGTACGCGCCGGCCGCGCCGCAGGCGCCGCATGGAACGCCCCGACCGCTCATCGGGAAGACCCTAGCGCGATAGCGATTGTCGCCATTGTCGCTGACGTGAGCGTCTTGCCGCCGTGCTGCATCGTCTCGCCAGAGCGGACCCGCGCTGCCAGGGTCTCCGCGATCTTGAGCTGCTTCGACTCGGGAGCCTTCGATGCCAGGGCGACAAACTCACTGACGACTGCCTGATCGATCTGTCCAACTGCTGCGAAGTTCCGCATCGCGCTGATCTCTCGTGCTTCGAGTGCCATGTCCGTCCCCCTCGCTGGTGTACCCTCACTATACGCTATCAGCGTATACCTGTCAATAGGGTAAACGGCAATTCAGGCACCAATCCGGGAAACTCATCACCAGCTCGTTGGCCGGCGGCTGGTGCGCGGTGGTGGGTGGGGGTGACCAAAACCAGATGTCACCCTAAAGGTCCGAAGATGGCACCCGATTGGTACCGTTCGCGGCCGTCTGCGAAAGACCCACCAGATAGCCCAGGAGCCGACCCGATTTTGCATCAACTCGCTGAGTCTCACCCTCACTCGGAAGGACGAGTAGCCGAGTCACCCATAAGTCACCCGTAGCGCGCTAGAATGTTCCCCCGGAGGCCATATGCGCTACTGGTTTGACACTGAGTTCATCGAGGATGGCAAGACCATCGACCTGATCTCCATCGGCATCGTGGCCGAGGACGGTCGCGAGTTCTACGCCCAGAACCTAGACACCCACTTCGATGGGGCGAGCGATTGGGTGCAGAAGAACGTTATCGCCCATCTGTCTAACATGGAGTATTGGCATCACCGTGACGGCGACCCGGTCGGATGGTTCACACGGGAGTCGATCAGTGCCGGCATACGGACGTTCTGCGACCCGGTGGCCTACGGCAAGCCCGAGGTGTGGGCCTACTACGCTGACTATGACTGGGTTGTGCTCTGCCAGCTATTCGGGACCATGATGGATCTCCCAAAAGGCTGGCCGATGTACTGCCGGGACATCAAGCAGTGGGCCGACATGCTCGGGAATCCGAAACTTCCGAAGCAGGAGAGCGGCGAACATCACGCACTCGCCGATGCTCGGTGGAACCGTCAGGCTTGGGAGTTCCTGCGCGATACGGCATCCTCATCGGATTCGCCAGATAGATAGGCGTCAACAGCACGCCTCACGGTCTGCTGGTCACCACTGGGCATGGAGTGAACTGGTATAATTGACGCAAGAATGCCCCGGCACTGCTGAAACAGTCCGGGGCTCACCGAGGTGTAGCTCGATGCCTGTTCAGTGTACCTGCCTCCAATGCGGCGGCGCCTTTACTGTTCGGCCAAGTCGAATTCGCGTGGGGACTGGCAAGTACTGCTCCTATGCGTGCAGCGACGCCGCGAAGTTGACGCTGGTAGAACGCCCGTGCGTCATCTGCTCCACGTCGTTTATGGTACGAGCGGCGAAGAAGCAAGAGTGTTGCGGCACGCGATGCGCCCTGCGACTCGTTCAGAACCGGAAGCGCACGCCGCTCAACGTTCGGTTCTGGTTGAAAGTCAGCAAAGACGGTCCGGTCCCCGCGCATCGCCCGGAGCTCGGCCCATGCTGGCCCTGGACTGGCAGAACGGGCAGCCACGGGTATGGCCTGATCCGCCGAGGCGAAGGGGACTACGCTAACCTTGAAGCCCACCGCGCATCATGGGAACTCCATCGAGGGCAGATCATGGACGGACTCTGGGTGCTTCACCACTGCGACAATCGCCCCTGTGTCAGGCCGGATCACCTGTTCCTTGGTACCTCGCCGGACAACCATGCCGATATGGTCAGTAAGGGTCGGCAGGCACGAGGCGAGAAGACGAACACGGCCCGACTGACTGAGTCTCAGGTATTAGAGATCAGGCAGCGGCGAGCATCAGGTGAACGGCAGACGGATCTCGCCCGAGAATTCAGTGTCAGTGTCAACACCATCGGGAACATCTTCCGTCGAGAAACTTGGGCACACCTGCCTTAGCCTGACTGTTGCTCTTGCTCGCTCGTGTCGCTGAGGTACTGGTCGATAAGTTTTCCGACCTCCTCGCGACCCTCTGCTGAGGCATGGATGTAGGTTTTGAGAGTGACCCCGGGGTTGGAGTGCCCCAAACGTTCGGCCACGGCCGCCGCCGAGGCGCCGCCTTCAAGTAACGCGCTCGCCAACCCATGACGGGCGGCATGGGGAGTCAAGTCATCCAGTTTCAACTCAGCAACGAGTTTATGTAGGTCGTCGGTCACGATGAAGGCTGACCATGGCTGCGTTTCACCCGTTCGCTTGCGCGGATAGGGTGACTGCATGACCAGAGTCGATCCCTCCGGCTGACTGTTACGGTGACGGATTAGGGCGCTGATCACCATTGGGGGAAGGTCTACCCACCGGGGAACCCTGGACTTCGGGAGCTCTCGCCATGCCGAACCTGTCCACTGCCGTTGAATCCAGGCCCGGCGTCCGGCCAGGTCAACGTGACTCCACGACAGGCCGAGCACTTCCCCAATTCTTAGACCGCACCCTAGCAAAAGAGCGTAGGCAGCCTCGAACCTATGCCCGACGATGGCAGCACGCAACAGTGCCGCCTCGGCTGGTGAGACGTGACGACGTGCCGTGCGGGGCGGGGTCTTTGGAAGCGTGAGCCGGCGCGCGGGGTTACGGGCGAGCCGCTCGTCATCGACTGCGGCTTCCAGGCAGGCCCGCCAGACACCGACCGCCTGATGCACGGTGGCGGCGCCAATACGGCCACTCAGCGCTCCCACGATGCCCTGAAGCATGGACGGCCTCACTTCGGCCAACAGCGCCTCGTACAGGGGCGCGAGCTGCTGAAGCAGATACAGATAGTGTCGGCTGGTGTTCGGCGCCAGGATCGGCGCGACGTAGGTGTCCCACCAGGAGCCGACCCAGTAGCCGAGCGTGACCGTGGCCGGCGCGGGTGCAGATAGTATCTGCGGAAAAACGAAACTATCGAGCCACGCGATGGCCTCGTCTTCACAGCCGCGCGGAAACTCGCGCGCTGTCCGCTTCGGATCGACGGCCGCCGGTAGCCGAGCGCGCACTGTCCCCGTGGCCGGATCGACGCTGATAGATCCGGTGCCACGGCGCCGGCGTAGTGGCTTCTCGGGTTTCTTTCGACGGGGCATCACTCACACCAGAAGAGATACCCGTGCGCGCCTTCGGCCACGCGGGCGAGCGCCCATGCAATGGCTTCGTACTCGGCAGCCGTTCCAAGCAGTAACCGATTGAGCATGACCACCGGCGCGCCCTCACCGATCAGGACGGATGCCCGCACCGCTGGGTCTCCCTCGGCTACCCAAACCTGAATGCCGCCGGCTTCTCCAAAAAGCCAGGTAGATGGACGGGTTGGCCTTACCTGCGCAGCATGACTCACGGCCGCCTCCCCCGGTGGGCACCTTAGTCGCCGCATTGCGACGAAAAGCAGACGGTAGCACGATGATGCGTCCCTCGTCTAGAAGAAACGCGCAACACCGGCAACCGGATGCACCGGAGTAGTTACCCCTGTTAGGTCAATTCGTGCGCGCCAATCGCGCAGTGCGCGCAATCCCGACCGATTCGCGCAGCCATCGCAGAATCGTTTCAGCGACTTCAGGCGGCTCGTCGGCCAATTGACCGAGGATATCGGCACCTTCAGCAATCCGAATTTCCCGGGCAGCAACGTCTCCGCAGATACCAAGACGGCTCGCGAGGGCGCCAGGTTCCATCCGGAATGCGACAGCCAGCGGAGCGAGAGCCGGCAGTGGCAACGGCGTTTCGCCGCGCTCCCAGGCAGAGATGGTCTTTGAGGACGACCCCGACTCCATCCCAGCCGCCTGAAGTCGAGCCGCAAGCTCAACCTGTTTTAGCTCATGGGATTCGCGGATCGCTCTCAGCTTAAGGCCGACCGACTTCACGATGTCAACGAATGGTCCGCTCGCTGTCATTCTTTCCTCACGAGAGTTACCTGACAAAATCCTAGCATGGGTATTGACAGGTGTGACGCCGTGTGCATAGAATAGGTTCCAGGAATCCGAGACTTGGTGGTATCATGGCCGCTGAATCCAGAAATCCTAGAGATGAATCTTCCGATGCTGGAATGGTGCGGTCGTCGATCACGCTACCGCAGTGGCTCATTGACGAGATTGACCGGATCGTAGACCGCCGCCTGACCAATCGGTCCGCTGTGATTCGTGAGGCCATTCTGGCGTGGCTGCCGAGCCAAAAGGAGGAAGCAGCGTGACTACCGACACCCTCCTGACCGCGAAAGAGGCCGGCGCCATCCTTCGGTGCGGCCGGACCTTCCTGACGGTCCACGCTGCCGAGCTGGGCGGGATCAAAGTAGGGTCGCGGCTCAAGTTCCGGTCTGACCGGATCGAGCGTTACATCGCTGAACGCAGCATCGTGGTGGCAGTACGCGGCGCGCAGACGGCGCCCGCTCGGCACCCCGTAGACATCGCGAAGCACCGCAGTCCGATGAACCCAGTTACGAAGGCTGCCTGGGGCGCACCCGCCGCCGTGTCATCGGGCAGGGAGGGACGGGGACGGTGAGCGGACGACTCGCGTGCTCCGACTGTGGCCGCAACTCGCCGCAAGGCCGTCATGCCAGCTGTCACGTGCTTGCCGAGCTGAAGGCAGCCCGCGAGCGTGGCTTGAGTGGCGTAGGACGCGGATTCCTTGTCCGGTCTGACTGGCTCAGCGGCGAGGTGTTCGGAGTTCACGACCTGACGCACGGTCGGCTGCATCGAACCATCGCGGCGCTACGGCGAGCAGGCCATGTGATCGACACCATCGGCGGCGGCTGGTCTGGCTGCTCCTACCGTCTGCATCGGGAGGCCACAGCATGATCTCCCCCGCTCCCCGCCCACGGACGGCCGTGCTGGAGGCGGCACGAGAGGCGCAACGTGCCTACGTGCGGCATTTCGCGTGGTGTCAGGCAGCGGCCTATAGGCGTCCTTGCCGCGAATGTCGTGCCCTGGACCTGACTGTTTCAGCGCTGTACGCGCGGGCCGATGCCCAATGACCCGCCATCCGCCCCTCGCTGCCAGGCGTGCCACGGGAATGAGGAGGGAAGTTGACACAGCCAGCCAATCGCGTCACCCGATGGTGTCCCGTCCACGAGGACGAGATGGTCAAGCGGGGTACGGCACGGTGCCGGCGCTGCAAGGTCGATTTGAGCCTGCCACGACGACGGCGCATCGGCGTGCCGGCCGACCGACTCAAGCCGATGCGAAAGAAGGGGGAATCGACCCAACGCGCAGTGGAGCGATGGAAGAAGGGCACGGCCCGCTAGCCGAGAGGACCACGAATGGAACCCGACGAGACTCCGGAGATTCACGAGGCATTTGTCTACCAGCAGCCGAACGCCGAGCACATCGCGGCGATTCAGGCTGTGCGGAAAGCGCTGGGCCACGCGGCCAACGTCATCAAGGCGAGCGTGCCGGGATGCGCGGAGCAGACGCTAGCGATTCGGAAACTCGAAGAGGCGTCGATGTGGGCGAACAAGGGCATCGTGTTCGACGGCCGGCGCTACCTGTAGCCGAACCCGACTGCCCGTCCACGCCGGCCAATCTCGCCTACCCCGAGTGCGGCCGGTGCGGCGCGGGCAGACATGAAGAGACGACTGCCAGTCGTTAGCTAGCAGCCGTCAAGAAGGAGACGCACGTGACCAACGAATCTGCGCCACCCGTGAAGAAGACTACCACACTGCGCGACGCCCACATGGCGTACCTTGACCGACGCCTCGACATCGCCGAGCGCAACCTCGCGCTGCGAGAGCGGGAGCTGGCGCTCAAAGAGCAGGCGTTCGCCTTCCACCAGCAGCAGGCCGCCGACGAGAAAGAGGCCCGCGAGAAGGCGATGGCGGGCATGTCCGGCCTCCGCGAGCTGATGGCGACCATCCACGAGGACCACGAGGAAGAGAACGAGTTGTTGGACGCGGTCGCTCACCGCAAGGGAGGCCGGGCATGATGGCCCACGCCGCAGATCCGCGACAGGCGGGGCCGTTGGGAGAGGGGGCTGTGGTGGCGAACTTCACCCCCGGCCCGTGGTCCTTCTACCTAGACCCCGAAGGCTACTACGCCATCAAACACGAGTCCGAGGCGCACGAGCCGGGCGACGTTGCGCACATCTACATCCCGGGCAGTACCGACCCTGAGTACGACGACGGCAATGAAGGGCTCGCCAACGCTCAGCTGATCGCCGCCGCTCCGGCCATGTTCGAGGCGCTGAAAGAGATCGACCGTCTCGTCTCGGGCGGGATCTGCGTAGTCGGTCACAAAGGCAAGGACCGCTATATCCGTCTGATCGGGCAGCAGGTTGATGCTGCTCTGAACCCGCTCCCCGCTCCAGACACCAGCGCGGAGGGGCAGTGACGATGGCGAGTAAGCGCGGACTCAAGATCACGGTCGAAGACCTGGAGACCGGCGAGATCGAGACGGTCGAGATGCCGATGGGCGAGTACTTCATTTTGGCTACTGAGCCGTGCCACGTGTCTCACACCCAGGTGTTCGGCGGTGGCAAGACCGTCCAGCTGACGATCAAAGGGCGGGTATTGCGATGACGCTCATCCTGAACTTCGTCTCCCTGATCCTCGCCCTGCTCCTGCTCACCGTCGCGCTGATGCTCGGTGGGGGACTGGGATGAAAGTCATCCGAGCACTCGTTCAACCCGCCCCGTACTGGCAGTCCGAAGCCAAGCGACTGTCACGGCACGGCTACTCGGGCAAGCGCCCCGATCTCGCTCAGGGCAGCGCCGCTGAGGCGTGCCGTCAGGCTGCTGCCACCGCTCGGCTGTGGGGATTGCCAGTGGGTGTGGTGACCACGGTGGAGGTGCAGTCACATGGTACTCAGTGACCGCCAACTCTCCCTCATGTACCCCGATTCCAAGAGCATCGGTCCGGCCAGCATCAACCTGCACATCGGTAGCGTGTTGTGGTTCTGGCCGTCCAACGTACCCCGTGATCCACGATGCGATCAGTCAGACATCTGGCAGCGAGTCCCACTGACGAGTTCGAACGGCACAGACCCGAACTGGATTCTGATACCCGATCTTCGCTATCTCGCGGCCACCCGCGAGCGTATCCGCATCCCGAACGACTGCGCCGGCCAGATTGGCGCACGGTCGAGTTGGGGACGTGACGGATTGGCCGTGATCTGCGGCCCTGCCGGCTGGTGCGATCCGGGCTACGTCGGGAATCCCACGCTTGAGCTGTCGGTGATCGGGTCCGAGTTGGTGCTGTGGCCAGGTGCCGCTATCTGCCAGTTGATCCTGCACCGACTGGAGACCGAGTGCGTGCGCCCGTACGCGGGCAAGTACAGCGGAGATACCGAGCCAACGCCGAGCAGGTTGTTTCAGGAGGCCCGGCCATGATCGAAGGCTTCTGCATCTCCGAGAAAACCGATGTGACCATCGACGCACATGGCCGCTGCCTCACGGACGGCTCGCTCGCCATCCCGCCGTCGTGGGGCAACAGTCAGCAGACATGGACGGGTACTGGCTGGCTCCCCGAGATCGCACGACCCGCCAACTACCAGTACAAGCCGAAGCAGTACGCCGTCGCTCAGGTCATTGCCGAGCCCGTCTCGGCCGAGTGCCAGCACTGTGACCTGACGTTCTCGTACCAGCCGAAGGGTGGCGATGCTCCGCGCTACTGCCGGCCCAAGTGCAAAGACGCAGCGGCACGGGCACGGCGGAAAGCTGTGAGGTCGGCGGCGTGACAGTGCAACTGATCGACCACATGGGCACCGACGAATCCGTTGCCCGAGCCGCCTGGGTGTCCACGCAGCGGGAGCAGCGGGAGGCGACGCCGGAAGCCGTCGAGAAGCTGATCCGCTTCCTGCTGTCGAATCGGCCGGCGCACGCATCCCCGTTCGCCCATCCACACCTGACCGTCCTGGTTGAGTGCCCGATCTTCGTCTCGCGGGAGTGGATGCGCCATCGAGTGTGGCAGTTCTCCGAAGTCAGCAGCCGCTACAGCGACATGAGCGGCGAGGCGTACCTGCCGCCGATTGAGGACTTCCGTACCCAGGTCGGACGACCGGGCGACTACCACATGGAGCCACTACCAGACTCGCGTGCGCGAGAGGATCGCGACACGATGGCCGATGCGTATGCCTACTCCTACAGGGCGTATGAGGAGATGCTGGTCGCTGGCCTTGCTCGCGAGGTCGCCCGCAACGTCCTGCCGCTCGGGACCATGACGCGGTTCTACGGGACCGTGAGCCTCAGAAATGCGCTGGCGTTCCTGGTGCTCCGCGACAGCCCTGCTGCCCTGCTGGAGATCAGGAGAGAGGCCGTGGCCCTCCGCGCCATTCTGAACGATCTGTTCCCGATCACGATGGCCGTGTGGGCGGAGCAAGGAGAGCCATCGCTATGAGCGTTGAAGCGATTTCGCCTGCCCTGCCGGATCTTCTTGCATGGGCCGAGTTGGACCCCGAAGACCGCATGTCGCCCATCGCGCAGCAGGCGTTCCGAGCCGGATGGGAAGCTGCCGGTCGCAGTGCTGAGCCGGTTCCCGCATACGAACAAGTCAATCACCCACAGCACTACCAGATGCCCGGTGGTATTGAGGTCATCGACGTGGCAGGACATATGTCTTTCTCTTTAGGCAACGTGATAAAATATGTATGCAGAGCTGACCTAAAGGGAAAAGACATTGAAGACCTCGAAAAAGCCGCTTGGTACCTCCAATGGGAAATCGAGCGAAGAAAAAGGGTGCTTGGTTGATGGATGCCAACGGAAGCACTACGGCAGGGGCTTTTGTAATGCCCACTACCAGCAGGATAGAGAGCATCGGTTGCGCCCCGGTATTCGATACAACCGGACGAATGGGGCCACCCTGCTCCGAGACGAGAACGGTAACAAGCAGTGCATCGCTTGCCGACTCTGGCTACCCGAGAGTGCCTTTTCTACGCACAGTAAGACTAAGGATGGCTTCCAGGTTCGATGCCGCCCTTGTGTCTACGTTGCTCTCCGATTCACTACCTACCGTCTTCGGCCCGAAGATATTGCCAGGATCATGCAGGAACAGAATCACACCTGCGCTATCTGTGGCAGTGACATCAGTGGTCGATATGTTGTTGACCACGACCACGCCTGCTGCCCCAGCACGAAGTCATGTGGTTCGTGTCGTCGGGGTTTCTTGTGTGACTTCTGTAATCTCGGCCTTGGTGCCTTCAAAGACTCTGAAGAACGTCTACGGCACGCCATCGAGTACCTCAAGCGATGGCGACGCGACTGATAGGTACATCGCTCGTGAGATCGAGCGGATCGGCAAGCAGCCATGACCACCACCCCACCAGTCCCTCACCTCACCGACCGCGACCGAAGGCTCGCGCTCTACGGCGAGCCAGCCGAGCGGCCCGAGTACGTGAGCCCATTCGAGCGCAACATGCAGGAGTTGTTGGATCGCGGCGACAGGCTGGCACGTGGGCAGGAGGCGATGCGCCCATGATCGACCTGGACCGCACACCACTGACCGACTCGGAGACTCTGGTCGAACGAGCGAACCACGTCGCGATGGCCGTGCAGGCGTTACGCGAACGATCCGTCTGGGACGACATTGGCGACACCGGCCGCCGGGTGCTGGCAAAGAGATTGTTGTTCGCTCGCTTCCGCTGTGCAGATCGCATCGCTATGGAGCGGCAGGCCAACGCAGCACGGACCGGACGTTGGTGGCCCCGCTAATGAGAACCATTGAAGAGTTGGTGTTCATTCGTGACCGTGTCCTCACCTGGATGGCCGAGAACCCGCCTCCACTCGGCTCCCTGCTCGGTGAGCCGGCACCACGGCTGTCGAAGCCCTGCAAGTGGGGGCACACCGAAGGACGACGGGCCGATTCCCACTGCATAGGCTGTGATGTGGACCGGAAGCGGAGGCAGCGCAATGGCCTGTAGTCACAGCGAAGACTGCGACGGTCGTTCGGCCACGTGCTCGGTCGTCCCCACTGGTGTGCCCATCAGGACGCGGGCCATCGTCGGGCCAGTCCTCACGATGCCCTGCAGCAACGACGACTGCCCCGGACTTGACGTGATCGAAGAGGACACCAGCCTTCAGCAAGTGCTGGCGGTTTACGAGAGGCGCCGCGTACGGATCACGATTGAACTGCACGAGGTCACGAAGGCAGCACTCGCCTCGCACTTCGAGCACTGCTCGTATCTCTGCACGACCAACCACATCAAATGCCTGATTGGCCGGCGTCTCGTCACCATCGAAGAAACCGCCTGGTTTGCGGCGCGGATAGAAATATCCGGGACGAACGGGTCAACGGTGACCGACCCCCAACCCGTTCCGCATGAGCCGTGCTGCACGAACGCGCGCGCCCCCGTGCCGCTGGTCGCGGATGGGGATGGTGAGCGGTGAGTATCTACGCCACGCTGTTCAACATCCAGGTTAAAGACGAGGATCACGGCGGATCGTGGGAAGACGCATGGATCGAGGTCTGGGGTCAGGGTGTCCCGAACCACATCAACGAAGAGAATGGCTACGGCGGCCCCGCGTGGGACGAGTGGCTGCCGGCGTTCGTCCACAAGCCTGACTGCAAGCGCTCGGAGTACGTCTACTTCATCAAGCCGGATCCTGAGCACGCCATGTTCTCGCAGCCATGTGAGTGCGACGATCCGGAGGCCCGTCGCCGGACCCAGATCACGTGCGACTGCGGCATGCGCGCGGTGTTCATCTGCGACGACCTGACCAAGAAGGCCACCGAGCGCAACGGTCAGGAGTACGTCAACCCGGTGCTCGTGCTCACGGGGGCGGAGTATGACGCGCTGTCGTTCCCGGACCTGTTGGAGCGCATCGAGTCGTCGGTAGCCGAACGGCGAGACCGCCCCGCGTGGTGGAGGAGACGGTGAAGGCGCGAGGACACAGTGCGGTTCCACTCGGCAAGCGGCGAACGTCCCACTGGACCGTCTGCAACCGATGCGGACTGCTTCGATTGAGGAACAAGGCCAGCGAGCGCGAATGGCAGCAAGGCTGCGCCGCCGATCGAGACCGGAGCCGCCCATGACCGCGCAGACCAGCCAGCACGGCCGAGGGGGCGCGGGGTCAGGTCTTTCGAGGTCGGCCTCGGTCTCGCGGGATCGCCTTGAAACGCTCGAAGTCCTCGCGCTTGATGCGCCAGTCGCGGCCGAACTTCTGAGCCGGCAGCCGGCCAGCTTGAATCTGCCGCCATACCACGGTCTTCGAGACGCCCATCTCGGCAGCAGCTTCGTCGGTCCTCATCCATTCCTCCGGCATTCGGCCAGTGTAGTCAATCGTAGTGTACGACAAAAGTTATTCTTGGTTGACGTTACTGGTGAAAAACGTTATTATTCACTAGGTGTTGTCATAGAAGACGACGCCGAGGAGGTGAGAGTTCCATGCCCGACCCACCGATCTCTGAACGCGGCGTTTGGATCGCCTGGATGGACCGTGGGTACTGGTTGCGTGAGGAGGATGAGCGAATCCTGCTCTACAACGCGAACGGACGAAAGAACCCCAGCTTCCAGTTGTGCGGCATCGGGACTACGCCGACCTGCGACTTTGCCGCGTTCTCGCTCCGCACCGGCAAACGGATGCCGGGCGTCTTTCATCGCTACATGGTGCAGCAGAAAGGACCGCATCGATTCCCGAAAGTGCCGCGCTGGTACTCACCTGCCAGCTACCGAGACTGATTCGTAACGCCTGGGCTACCGCCCTTTCATCTGGCCTGACCTGGCCTGGAGTGACCTGAGATGTTTGCACCTGTCACGAACATGACTGGCTTTATGCCCGACGAGGGCAAGTACACCGCCGAGTGCCTGCGGATCGAAGAGGCGCCCGACAACGGCTTCGGCGTTGGCGTCCGCTGGGTGCTCGCGTTGTACGAGGGGAACGAGCGCATCCTCCAGGGAGACGGCACTCCTATGGAGTTCTGGCAGACCACGTCAACCAATATGGGGCCGAAGGCCCGTGCTCGCGCCTACGTCGAGGCGTTCCTCGGGCGCCCACTTGACGAGGGCGAACGGATCAACCCGAACGACATCCCCGGCAAGCGGCTGACCGGCATGGTCATCCACGAGGACTCCACCACGAAGGTGGGGCAGAAGGTCGCGAAGCTGGTCAGTGTCAAGCCACTGACCAATGGCGCCGCGAAGGTGGTCCCGCCACAGCGTCCTACCGCCTCCTCGGTCTCGGCTGACGCATCTGATGCGGATATCGACCGGGCCACCGTCGTCCTGTCCGTCGAGAAAAAGATCCGACAGGCCGAGCTGCTCGGTACCGCCAAGCATCTGGACTGGCTGGCGATGGACCTCACGTCGATGGACGTGGGCGAATTGCAGGCGATCAAGGCCGCCGTGCAGCAGGACATCGACGCGGACTAGCCGCGCCACTCTCCCCGTCCCGTCAAGCGGACACCGAGCGGCAGCGGCTCGGCGGGGAGCCAGAAATCGGGCAAGGAGGCGCGGGTGACGGTCCAGTTTGAACCAGCCTGGAACGATGATGGGCGAAGCTATACGCCCTATTACGGACGGCCAGCCGAGCCCGTAGTGCCTCGGCGCTACGACACCGAGATCGACGCACGGGCGGAGCTCGAGACCTACCTTGCCCCGTACTTTGACCTGTACTCAGAAGTTCGGCTACTGGAAACCGGGCAGCCGTTCCAGTTCATCGACTACGTGGCCGTCTTCAAGGACGCCGATGCCCAATCGTCCCTACGCCTGATCGGCATTGAGGCCAAGAGCGGATTCGATGAAGTCAAGGACGGCTGCGCTGTCATCAAACAGTGCATGCGATACCGCAAGGCGAAGATCTCCGACTCGCGCCTGACCCAATTCCTGGGTGACCGTATCCCGTACATCGCGGTCTGGCCCCGTATCGATTTTCAGAAAGACACGAGTTGGTGCGACAGTCGCCCGAACGGCGAGATCGTCCGCGCTGACTATCTCGGGGCTCGGCGCGGGGAGCAGCGAGCGCTGGAGCTCCTTGCGCAGCATTGGAACATCGGATTTATCCAGATTCGCCCGTGGTGGTCCCAGGTTCATGAGGAGTGGCACCCGAGCGTTACCCTGATGAACGGGCAGCAACAGGTCTGGACATCGCGGTACATCCAACAGATCGCTGAGGGCTTTCGTGGCGGCTTGAAGCTGGCGACCGACCCGAATCGCGGGCTCAGGTTTCTCGATTGATGGCAACCGATCCCGTGAAGGACGAGCAGGAACGGTTCCTTGACGCCATATTCGGCCGCGAGTCCGGGTATCTGTTCATCAGTACGAAGGATCGTACGAAGGACGGCGGCTGGTCCGACCATGGCTTCGTGTACCCGCTCCAGATGGGCGACATCCTGACGTTCGCCAATCAACAGGACGCCCTCGGACTTGACGTGTACGTCGCCGCGCAGCTCTACAAAGAGCCGAACCGGCGCCTTGCGAAGAACGTCAAGACGTGCCCGTCCGCGTGGTCGGACCTGGACACGGCCTGCCCCTGGGGGATCAATCCCGAACCGACCGTAGTCCTCGAGACCTCACCCGGCCGCTGGCACGGCTTCTGGCGTACGCCCACGACGATGGAGCCGTCTCGAGCCGAGGAGATGTCCCGTCAGATTGCCTATGCCCACCATCGCGCCGGCGCCGATCTCGGCGGATGGGATCTGACCCAGATGCTCCGAATCCCCGGCACCCACAACCACAAGTACGAAGACGCCCCCGTCGTCCTGCTGAAGCGCTGCGATCCCAATCCTCTCCCGTGGGATGCATTCAAGGCGCTCCCCCCCGCTCCCAAGCGGGCAGACGGTTCCCGTACAGCAGCAGACGACGAGGGCGCTTCCCCGATCCCGCTCCAGGGATTCGACCTCGAGCACTGGATAAAGGAGGACGTATCGGACCGTTCAGCCTGGGCCATGCGTATGGTCTCCATCCTCAAGGAACACGGGCTCTCTGATCGACTCGTAGAGGTCGCCCTCGCCAACCACCCGATCTACCTTGCTAAGGCCCGGGAAAAGTGGGGGAACAAAGAGAGCCTGATCTACGACGATATCCGCCGCTGCATCCAACACTGGCGGGATCACCCAGATCCGATCCTGGACATGAGCGCGCTTCGGCCCCCAGCCAGCGAGGCTGCGAAGACGCCCACCGTGGCCGCGAGCACAGGCGAGATCCGGTACCCAATCCAAACGCTCGCCCAACTCGCCGCGATGGAACAGGAAGAGATCAAACACGTAGTGGACGGCATCCTCTGGGGTCGCCGTACGCATTGGGTGTTCTCGGACCCGAACTCTGGCAAGACGCTATTCCTGCTGGCCGTCCTCATGCACGTGGCCGCTGGCCGCGACTTCCTGGGCCGACCCGTGGAACAGGCAGCCGTCCTCCTCATTGAAGAGGACTCACCGTTCAGCGTCATTGCCGAATACGTCGAGATGCTGGCCGACATTTACGACTTCGACCTCGAGACGATCCCGTTCTATGTGAACAAGACTCAGGGACTTCGGATCGTGAATGCTGAGGCCAGGCAGGCTGTCATCGACGCAATCAACTCGTGCCCTCAACGGCCCGGAGTGATCCTCCTTGATGCCTGCGAGCGGCTCGTACCGTCTGACAGATTCAACACGAAAGAACTGGACGAGCTGACGCTCCTGCTTCAGTGGATGTTGAACGAACACATGACGCCGATTGTGATCGATCACACGAACCGAGCGAAGGCAGAGAAAGGCAAGGAGGCCGACTACAAAGCGAACCCGATGGAGCGTCTATTCGGTGCTCGAGCGAAGTCAGCTATCACGGACGTGATGATGTACTTCGACGGGTTCCTAAAGGCCGGGCCTGTTCAGGTCATCTTTGCCAAGTTCAGAGGGCAACTCCCGACTGGATTTACGATGACCTTTGACGCATCTGAAGGGTTCCATCTAACGGATAAGCCAGCCGCCGCCATTGGAGAGTCGGAGCAGCGTGTCATGCGATTCCTGAACAGCGCTGAGCGAGCCTGGTACTCCCCCGCCGACGTAGCCACCTTCGTCAACGAAGGACGACGCGGAAAGGAAAGGGAGTTGCATGACCGCACGATTCGCCGCGCTTTGGCCGCATTGACAGAGCGGCGCTGGCTCCTGGTTCAGGGCTCAACGCAGGCCCGTGAGTACCGACTGAACCCCGCAACGCCCGGGTTATTCCAATGAAGGGACGCATGAAACAGGGTTTTACGGCTCTAGCTTCGGACATGGCTTCGGACAAATGGCCCCTTTACGGACAAACGCCAAAAATCTTCGGACATGGCTTCGGACATCCGAGTTTTGAGATTCCGAGTCACTTCGGACATCTTCGGACATGGCTTCGGACAAATGAGCCAGCTTCGGACACCATCCTCCCCCTAAAGGGGGAGGGAGGATGGTCTGTCCGAAGCTCTAGCGGGTCAGCGCATGAGGGCGCTCTATGACTGGCTTCCGCCCTCGCCACCTCTCCGTGTCTTCCGTGGAGCTGTACGCCCGTTGTGCTGCGCAGTGGAAACGGCGCTACGTAAACGGCGTGATCGATCCCCCGAACCGGGCGATGGCCTGGGGCTCGGCGTTCCACTCGGCGCTCGAGGCCGGGCACAACGGCGACGATGCCGCCGTGGCCTGGCTCCATGCGTGGAATGTTGGGCGCGACAAACTAGCGTTGCAGGGGTTGTCGTTCGGGCCAGGGAAGCCGCACGGCCTGGAGCTCCTTGACGAGTACGCGGAGCGGGGTCTCGACGTGGAGTGCCCTGCCGAAGTGAAGTTCGTATTGCCGTTCCCGAGCGGCAATATCCCGGTCCCGTTGCTCGGCTATGTGGATGCGTTCGCGCCCAACGATACCCGCGAGTACAAGACTTCGGCGGGCGGATGGTGGAGCCAGTTGCGCGCCGATATGTCCCACCAGGCTCAGGTCTATAGCTGGGTCAGGCAACGCATGCTGAACCACCGAAAGCCTGTCAGGATCGTGGTGTTCGGCACTCGGGCGGTAACGATTGATGAGTACATCGTAGAGACATCTCCGGATGGGATGCGCTTGTTTGAACGCCTTGCCGAAGGCGTTTGGGACGGCATCGTCAACGAACGCTTTGACGGCTGTGGCGACTGTTTCGTGTGCAAGCCGGGCAGCAAGAAGCGCGCGTCAAACGAGGCCAGTTTCGATTGGGGGGAAGCAGCATCATGACCACCGCGACCGCACCAGCCATCCACGTCCGCGTACCGCTGGAGGAACAGTTCGGGGGAGCCGACTTCATGCCGGCCCCTGAGCTGACGGCGCTCTACGAGCAGCTCATCACCGACTACCCCGAGACCCACGGCCATCTTCACTGGGTTGAGGTCAAGTTGGCCTGGAAACGCAAGGGTGGCAAGAAGAACGGGCAGAACAACCTCGCCTTCTGCCAGAAGCTGAGTGGCGCGGCGAAGTACTACGCCGATGCCGACTTCCTGATCTGGCTTGCTGCCGATGAAGTCCTGGCGCGAGAGATGACGGATCGGGAGATCCGAGCTTGCGTCTCGCATGAGATGCGGCACGTGGGTTGGGACGTGGACGAAGAGGGCAACGGCAAGGCCGTCATCCTCGGTCACGATGTCGAGCTGTTCTTCTCTGAGGTCCGAGAGATCGGCGGATGGAACGAGATGCTCCGCGAGGCCGCCAGCGCTTTCGAGCAAGCTCCGCTGTTCGGAGAGTGACCGCATGAACACCACCGAAACGCCATGCCGCTGCACGTCCACCGACCGCGAAGACGATTCGTCGGACTGTCCGCGTCACGCGATTGATGAGCCGCTGATCCTTTCGCTTGCCTGTTTTTGGGACGGACCAGACGCATGACCGGCCAGCATGCACCGCCAGGGTGTCTGGGAGATGGGAGAGGGTGATGACACGAGAGGACGCCATCAAGGCACTGAGGCCGTGCGGCGCAGGTCATTGGCATACCGGGGCGACGTGTGATTCGTGTTGGGTCAACGAGCACCGCTGCCCGCCCACGATGGTTGCGCTTGTGCCGAAGACCATAGCTGCGCTCAAGCGAGCTACGGAAATCGGGAAAGAAGCCGAGAAGATGCTCACCGAGATTAGGCAACTTGGCCTTGAGGCCAAAGCCCGATGACCGCCGACAGCTCTGCCAGGTCCGGCGGGGCGGGGGTGTGGGAGCCGTGGACCTTCGCGCCGGGGAATCACGTCGAGGTCCGCATCAGCACCGAATGCCCGCGCACAGGAGCCGGCCACTGGCTCGAAGAGAGCGGAGCTACGGGGTACGTCATGGCAGCCACACCGAGCGATGACCGTCACCCTTATTGGGTGTCCTACGACTCGCCGGTAGCAGTGCCAGAGTGTCTGGACGGTATGCGGTGGGGATTCTACGCGGGGATCGAACTCTCCCCGCTCACCCAGGCCGCCGCCACGGACGAGGGGAGCCGCTGATGTGCGTGCTTGACGGGGTGATGATGCTGGTGCTCCTAGGCTCGGCCGGCGCTATGGCGGTGTTCGGGACGCTGATGTTCGTCTTGGCCCAACAGACCCGGCGCAAGATCGACCGCCTGATCCACGAGGACAAGGGCCGGCATGCACAGTTCTGGAAAGACCTCCGTGCTTCGATGGACGATGGGGCCATTGCCGCCGCCGAGCGCCCTGGGAGCGAGTCATGAGGGGCGTCACGTGGTCCCACGTCACGGTCATCCTCGCCGGCTGGTATCTCGTTCAGTCGTACTCCCGCTATCCCGATCACACCGGCGTCAACCTGTTGGCGATGGGCATCGTCACGCTCGGCGTTGCGATGGTCGGATTCGCCTGCTACGCCATTGGCTACGAGCGGGGAAGCCGCTGATGGCGGCCGCGCGGACGGGGCGAGGGAGTCAGACATCCACCCCAGTGGCTATCGTTGAATCTAAACCGATTCAGCAGGGTCAAATTTTGATCCTAGACGGGTTCCCATCGCCGTACATGGTGGCCCGACTCGGCCCGAACAGCGGAACGATCAACCGCTACGGGCTAGGACGGCTGCGCAAAGACGTGCAGGGCTTCGTCAAGGTCGCCGTGGATCGGCAGGGTATCCGTCCGGTGGCCCCGCCGGTTCGCCTGATTCTGCGCTACGTGTTCCCTGACGCGCGGCACAGGGACTCGGACAACTTCGCGGTGATCGGCAAGCCGGTGGTGGATGGGCTCGTCAGGGCGGGAATCCTGGAGGGCGACAACGCGGCGCGATTGATAGCGACGGTGGAGTTCGTGAAGCGGCCGAAGCAGCGCCGCCTCGAAGTCGTGCTCAATCCTGTCGACCAAAACGGCCATTCTGCCCCGGTTTCGGCGGCGCTGCCTTCGAGTCAGGGGCACCCGGAACCTGTCGACGCCACCGCGCACCAGCGACCCGCCAGGCGCGGGCGGGAGGAGTAGGGGATGGCTGAGATTCAAGTGATCCACAGTGGGGCGTATCACCACTGGCCGGAGTCGCCGAGGATCATCGTCATATCGGACAGGTTGGCCGAGGCGCTAGATAACCTGCTCGAGGCCTGCGACGACGTTGCTCACGGTCACTCGCACGACATGGACATCGGTCCGGCGCTTGAACGAGTGCGGCGACTCCATGACTGGCGCACGGTTCGGATTGGTGGTGAACTGATCGTGCCTGCTCTTGACCCGCCCGCCGTGGGCACTGAGGGAGGGTAGGGGTGAGCAGGCTGACGGCTGAACGACTGGCTGAGATCAGGCTGTTGTTGACCGACCGCTCGTATCGAGATCGGCTCCAGATCGCAGCGGATAGCTGGACGAATACCGCCCGCTTCCTTTCCGAGATCGATGTGTTGACCGCTGAGCGGGATGCCGAACGCTCACGCGCCGATGCCCTCGCAGCGGAGGTTGAGCGGCTCAAGCGCGCGTGTCTGACTCCGAGTGGCCTTGCGTGTCGGCTTTGCACGGCGACATGGCTGGAAGGCGAGGAGGACCACCACCCACGGTGTGTCCTGACCGGCCAGCAGCAGCGGGGAGCGGGGAGGCGTAGTGGAGACGATAGCTCTGATCCTGGCCGGAGTCCTGGCTGTTGAGCTGCTGATCGCCGCTCAGGTGGTGGGGTGGTATCGGGGGCAGGTTGAGGGGGAGGGAGAGGGGTGAAGCGCCAGACCGGACCTGGAGGCGTGGCGTTCAAACGGTGTGCAGTCTGCCACCGTGAGGTGCTCTCTGCCTATCGCGGTGAGGTCACGGCCGTGGGCAAGGGTGAGATCGTGAGTGTTGCCAGGGACGGGACGGTTATCGGCAAGTGCAGTTGCGGAAAGTGCGTGACGTGGGAGCGGGAACCGGTTCAGTGAGGGTCCGCCTGATCGTGGCGTTCTTGATCTCGTATGGATTCTTCGAGCCTGAACACCACCTCGGCGTTGACGGATCGCCGGTTCCGATGTGCAAGTTCAGTGAGCCGCGCCAGGAGCGCCTTCGGCATGCGGATCAGGCGCGGGACGATCTCTTCTTTCGCCACGCCGCATCGTAGACGATGCGATCACCCGGATTCTAGTGTGATATCAGGTTGATTACTGCATGTAGTCACCGTATAATCACTTCTAGGAGAAATGCACGGAGGAGCCGATGGCGCTTGAGTTTCACCCGGCGGCAAATCTGTTCCCGTTGATTTCGGATGACAGTCAGGCGTTCAAGGATCTGGTCGAGGACATCCGGACGCAGGGGCAGATTGAACCTATTGAGTTGTTTGAGGGGAAGATCCTCGATGGCCGGCACCGCTATCGCGCTTGTGTCGCCGCCGGCGTCGAGCCGAAGACGGCCACTTGGAGTGGCGACAATCCGTACGCGTATGTCGTTTCGAAGAACCTCCACCGTCGCCATTTGACGGACGATCAGAGGGCAGCCGTGGCGTTCGATGCGATGCCGAAGATTGAGGAAGAGGCCGAGGCGCGGAGGCGCGCGAAGATCAGCGAATCTCAGACTGAGGCCAACTCGAAGGCGATTCAGACGCGGTTGAATTCAACCGCGTCTGAATCTGGAGGAGAGCACGTTTCCCGTAAGGAAGCCGCTGAGCAGTTCCAGGTTTCGCAGGACCGGATTCGGCGAGCGAAGGCGCTCGGAGCTGCTGACCGGAACGTACTTGAGGAGGTGAAGACGGGCAAGATCAGCTTGAAGAAGGCAGAGGATAAGGTCAAGAAGTCACGGCGACCGGTGCCGAATCCGAATGTCCATATCCCCGGACAAGTCGTTCAGGCACCACGCCCGCCACGGCAGATACCGGCGCTTCAGGATCGCTTGTACAAGACGATTCAGAGCTTCCCGGATGAGCGCACGGCAAAGGCGTTGGCACGGGAGATCCAGACGGAGAATCTGGATCTCCCGCAGGATGCCATCCGAAAACTGACTGACCATCTCAAGGAATCAGGCAGGGGCCGGACGGCTTTAGCTCGAGGGCTTATTGCCCTCGCGAACAGGGATAATCGTACAGCATGAGCGGATACCAGAACGGTGCGTGGGGCAGCCTGCTCCAGCGTTCCTCGGAAATGCGAGACCTCGGCCTTGAAGACCTTCGGGTCGATATGCGGTTTCAGCGGGCGATCAATCCGCATTCGCTGGAGCGTATCAAGGCCGAGTACCACCCGAACGGCATTGGCCATATCCTCGTGGCCGGTGTCCAGCCAGTGAATTCCGGTGAGCCACGGTACGCCGTGATCGACGGGCAAACGCGTTATCGCGCGCTCTGTGACTTGATTGAGGATCAGCGCGAAGGGAAAGAAGTTCCAACGGGGCTGAGTCAGACGATCCGGGCTGAGGTCTTCCCGGATCTTTCGGTGCCCGAGGCCGCGTTGCTCTTCCGCCTGCGCAATACCCAGAAGCCGGTCCCGCCCGTGGATCGGAGCCGTATTGCCGTTATCGAAGGCGATCCGGAGATGCGGACCGTCGTTGAGCAGTCACTTGAAGCGGGCTACGTCGTCTTCAGTGACAACGAATCCATCATTGCCACGATGGAAAAGGGTGTCGAGGAGGCTCGACGTATCGTGAGATGGGGCGTCAAGTATGATCGCCCAAAACTTCTTGCTGAGGCATTGACGATTCAGGCCGAGGCGTTCCGGAACCCCGACTCGCCGGATCTGCGCGGTACGATCCACCCGAAGATCCTCCAGGCGACGGCTGATCTCTTGCGAAAAAATCCAAACCTCGTGGAGGCTGAGCTGTCGCGCGTCATGCGGACGATGAATGACCTCCTCTTCGATTCGGAGAAGATCGCCTCGAAGGATCGGATTCGGTTGCATAAGGCGATTCAGATCGTCCTCCGCGAGCGATATAACAAGGGCAAGGGGAAAGCGGAGCGCATCAAGGTCTGACCTCGCGTATACTGATCCTGAATTGCATACGGGCGAGCATTCGCCCTGCTAGATGAGACTTCGAGAGCTCATCGCCGGTTGACGCCGGCGGTGGGCTCTTTTGCGTTCCTGGAGGCCCCATGGACCAGCACGACCGTCACGTCGCCGTCGACTACGCCCGTCTGTTGCTGGGCGTCTCTGCCCTGATCGCCGCGATCTGCTTCGCGATCCTGGTGGGCTGGCTGGTGCTCTCCAAGCAGGACAGCAAGCTCTACGAGGCGGACAACACGGTGTGCGTCAGCCAGCCGCTCCAGGTCCAGTGCTTCGAGCGGAAGCCCCGATGATCGTCGCCATCCTGGTAGCGCTGCTCGTGACCGTGATCGTGTACGGACTGACCAGAATGGCCTGCGACAAGGTGATCGCGGCCGAGTACCAGTGGATTGCGTGGCTGGTTGCCATCGTCCTGATCGTGGTCGCCTGGTGGCGGCTTGTCCTGGGCGAGCTGATCGGCCCGCTCCCGTGATGCGCACACTCGCGGCGTTCTTCGCCGGCGCCCTGGCCGGCGCCCTGGCGCTGCTGGAGGCATAACACCGATGGCTGCACCGCGATCACAACATACCACCCTGGCTGCACGACTGGCCGTCCTGGTCGCTGCCGTGGCGGTGTCGATCGTGGTGACCCATGCGCCCGACCGCCTGCCGATCGACCACCGCGCTCACGCCGCGCCGGCCGCACAGGCGACGCCCGGCCCCTGGACCGAGACCTTCAACCAGTACGAGGTCGGCGTCCCGATGCCGCTCACGTCTGGCCCCGGCCAGGACGTGTACGTCCACATGCGCGACCGCGAGAAATGGGCGAGCGGCCCCGACCCCATGCCGCTCGACCCGGTCGGCGCCCCGCAGTTCGGCATCTCGCACGGCGCGATGTGCCAGGCGCCGCCGGCCACGCACGCGAACCACCCCGGCACCACCGGCGCGTGGGGTGACTCGGTGTTCGTCTGCGGGTCGGCATCGACGCCGCACATGATGACGGCGATCAACGGCGGCAACTACGGCCTGCTCTACTACACCCCCGCGCAGATGATCGATTTCGACGGCACCGAGGCCGTTATCAGGTTCGACGTCTCGTCGCTGCATGCATCCGGCCGCGACTGGTGGGACGTCTGGATCACGCCGTGGGACGACAACCTGCCGGCCCCGTTGGAGTGGTGGCTGCCGGCCCTGGCCGGCGAGCCGAAGAACGCCCTCCACATCAAGGTGGGCGAGCGCGGAAACCTGGAGCAGTCCATCTTTCGGGATGGCGTCGAACAGGGTTGGAGCTGGCAGAGCTGGGTACCCGCCGACACGCTGATGACCCCGTCGGCCAACCGTCGTGACACGGTCGAGATCACGGTATCCCCGACCCGCCTTCGGGCCTGTTGGCCGCCGGGCCAGCAAGCGGTCAATGGCGGCCAGGGCTTCTGCTACGCCTCGACGCCGGAGACCCCGCTCTCCCCGGCGCTGACCTGGAGCCGTGGGATCGTCCAAATCGGGCACCACTCCTACAACCCGGGCAAGGCCTGCGAGTGGGACGGGAGCTGCGGCCCCGGCACGTGGCACTGGGACAATTTCAGCCTCTCCCGCGCCGTGCCGTACACGATGATCCGCGCCAACGAGCGCGCGGCCATCGAGGCCACCCAGGGCGCACCGATGACCTTCACCTTCCCCGAGCCCGCCCCGGCAGACAGCTCCCTGCGCGTCTCCGCGTTCGGCCTGGGCTATCAGTACAGCACCGATGGCGGGACGACCTGGGCGCCGTTGCGGCGTCAGCCATCCGGGCGCACGGACACCGGCGGCGAGATGGAGCCGTACTGGCAGGCCATCCCGGCCGGTACGACCGCCGTCCAGTTGAAAACGACGGCGGTCAACCCGAACGGCCAGGGCGGGGTCGACTACGCGGCGATCTGGTCGCAGAATCCCCGGTCGGCGGCGCCGACCCCGGCGACCATGCCGCCCACCGCAACCCTCATCCCGACGCCCGCCCCGACTGAGACACCCATCCTCACCAGCACGCCGCTGCCGACGATGACGCCGATCCCGCCCACGACCACGAAGGCGGCGACTGCCGTGCCGCCGACGAGCACCCCGATGCCACCGACCGCGACCGTCATAGCGGCGCCGCTCGGGGCCTGTTCGGTCACGGTCGCCCCGAACCGCAAGACCGGATCATGGAGTTGCCCCTGATGCCGCTCCACACCTTCGACGCCCCACCAGCCACCGATGCGCCAGCGTTGATTTCGATTGAAATCCGGTAGGGAATTCAATGGCAGGCAAGGGCGGGGCCAGACCGGGTGCTGGACGCAAGCCGAAAGGCATCAAGCGCGTGATCCACGCGTCCCCGATTCAGGTGGTTGAGGCAAAGATCAGCGAGAAACTGCCGTGGCTGGCAGACAAGCTCTTTGAACTTGCCGAAGGCGTTCAGGTGCAGAAGACTGACCGTCGCGGTCGAACCAGGATCTACTCCGAGCCTCCCGACCGCCAGGCGATCGAGTACCTGATGGATCGGGTGATGGGCAAGCCGACGCAGCCGATCAGTCTGGTAGACAAGGTCCGCGAGATGGCCGCTGCTGAGGGACTCACTGATGAAGAGACCGCCGCCGCTGTGACCGAAGCCGAGCGGATCATGAAGGCGCCGACACGTGCTCGCAGTTAGCCCGATCGACGCTCAGGCCGCTGCGCTCCTTGCGGTGCGTACGGTCAAGGCGCGGCGCTCAGAATCCCCCGTGGCCATGCTTTCACCGCTTCAGTGGGCCGAGCAGAACGCGGTGATTGTCAGGCCCGGAATCGGCACTGAGCGTTGGCAGCCATATCCATTTCAGGCCAGACTGCTGGACGACACCAGTCCGCTTCGGATCGTGCTGAAGGCCCGGCAGACCGGCCTATCGACGGCGATCGCGCTGGAAGCGCTGTACTACGCACTCCACAAACCGCATGATCGTACCCTGTTCGTCTCACGGAGTGAGAATCTGGCAGCGCTCTTGATTAGCTACGTTCGGGTCGCGATTGCCGGCCTGCCGATACCGATCAAACTGGTCTCTGAGAGTCAAAGTAAACTCGTGTTCTCCAACGGTTCGGAGATCGTCTCATTGCCGGCTAACCCGGCAACCGGACGCGGGTACCCATCATCTCGGGTCTACCTCGACGAGGCGGCGTACATGCTGTACGCCGATCTGATCTTGCAGGGCGTGCTGCCGACACTGGCGCCCGGCGGTCAGCTCACCGTGTTGAGCACGCCGAAGGGTCGCACCAATCTGTTCGCTCGAACCTGGATGGGTTTTGCGGGCGGCGACTGGTCGCGTCACACCGTCCACTTCACGGACTGCCCGAAGTACGACGACGCATGGGAGGCACACACCCGAGCGACGATGACCGCGCAGGGATTTGCCGAGGAGTTCGGGTGCGACTTCATCGCGTCGAGCGGTGCGATAACCTGGTTACGTGAGTGGTGTCAGCAGCGGTACGACATCACCGATGAGGCGATGGCAAAGGCTGTGATCGCCCGCTTCCTGTCATATGACACCGCCTCGAAGGACAAGGATACCAACGCCTATTCCGCATGCGTCGTCGGTGAGCTTCTGGGTGACTACCGGCTGCGGATTCGGTACGTCTGGCGTGAGCGCCTGCTGATGCCGGAGCTGGTCGCTCGGATCGAGCAGGATGCTGTCGCATGGGATACGGACGAGAAACTGCACGAGGTCATCATCGAAGATCGGGCATCCGGTATCGGTGCCTACCAGACGCTCATGGCATCGGGATCTGTGCGTCTACGCGCTGCCCTGCGCGCCTTCAACCCAACGACGAGCAAAGAAGAGCGGTTCGGCACGGCCGGCGTCTGGGTAGCGAACCAGTCAGTGATCCTGCCGTCGCCATCGCCGGCGTCCCCCTGGCTCATGCCGCTGGAGTCGGAACTGTTCGAGGAGAGCGAGTTTGTCGACCAGCGCGACGCCGTGGCCCAGTTGATCCTCTTCAAAGAACCGTACCTCTCGCAGGGCTGGCGTGCCCGGCAAGGACAAGCAGCGTGAGCAGATCATGGCGGGATGACTTCGAGGTCTTCATAGCGCTGTATATCGTCATGCCCATCAGCGTCTATCTTGGCTTCAAGCTCTACGTCGTACTGCGATTGGCAGGTGTTCTTTGAGCCTCCTCAGTGGGATCAGCCGGTTCTTCGGCACCAGCGCGCCTGCCGTCAACGGCAGCGCCGTCGATTACCGCGCCCAGGTCACCCGGCGCACCCGGCTCGATGCCGCCGAGCAGCGCGACATCTACGCCGTCCTGCGAGCCTTTTACCTGAATTCTGATCTCTACGAGTACCTGCGCTCCGAGCGGTTCATGGTGACCGCCAACACGCCCAATCTCAAACCCCTGCGCAATCCAATTCCAGCAGCGATTGACTTTTTTAGTGTGAAGTCGTGGCCGGAGCCGCTAGAGCTCACCTCCCCGAGAGAGACGACCGACGAGACATCCGAAACGACCGACCCCGTGCTGGCCGCCATCGAGCAGGTCTGGCAATGGTCGAACTGGCCCCGTCGCCGCGAGATGGTCGCGCACTGCGCCGCGTTGTACGGGGAATGCTATCTGAAGGTCGTGGCCGACCCGATCAGGGGCCGCGTCTGGTTCGAGGTCATCGAGCCACAGTATGTTCAGGATTTCGAGGACGACGAACGCGACTATCTGACATGGCTGCGCCTCGACGTCCCGAAGTGCGACATCAACCGCGAGACCGGCGAGACGCGCGAGTACACCAGGACCGAGGTCTGGTCGAAGGACGACGGTACCTATCGCGTCTGGCACACGGACGGCGACCAGTACGGCAAGCCATTGAACAGCCTGGGCGCGGTCCGGGTTGAAGAGTCCGGTACGCTGGCCGAGCTTGGCATCGACTTCCTACCGTTTATCAGGATCGTCTTCAAGGACGTCGGGCAGAAGCGCGGGCTCGGCGCTGTGCAGGGTGCCATTGAGCCGGTCGTCGAGGCTGACTTGATGGCGACCCACCTCCACGGGACATTATTTACCTCACTGGACGAGACGACCGTCATCACCCGAGATGGCACCGACGCCAACGGCCGCACGTTACCGGCCGTCCAACTGCCCAACGCAACACCCGCCTTCGACGCGCTCGGCCGAGAATTGCGCAGCCCGGGTGCCAATGCTGATGGCAGCGTCACGATCGGCAATTCGACGCTCATGTCGTTGCCCGGCGGCGCACACGTCGAGTTCCTGGTGCCGCCGATTGCCTATGAGGCGGCGCTGAACATCCAGCAGGATCATGATGCCCACATCGAGCATCTGGTGCCGGCGCTCGCCTACAGTCGTCTCGGTGAGATGGGCACTGCTGAACTGAGCGGTCGAGCGATTCGCTACCGGCTCTCGGCTGCGATTGACCAGATCCTCATGGTGCGTGCGCACCTCCTAGCCGGCCTGAAACAAGCGGATGAGATCGCCCTGACACTCGGCCAAGTCAACGGTATTTTTCAGTTGCCCGGGTCTTTTGACTCCGGAGCCTTCGAGCATGGTTTCGCCGAACGCGACGTCATCCCTATCTCGGATTTCGAGGACAGTCAGACGCTCGCTCAGAAAGCATCGGCATTCTCATCCTTTGCTGCTGCGGGCTTGCCTCTGGCCGAAAATCTGAAGCTTCAGGGCTACGCCGATGACGTATGCGGCGGTCGTCGTCGACATGGCGGCACAGGAGCAGGAAGCAGCCTTCGAGCAGCAGCAAGAGTTGGCAGCAGCATCGGCAGCGCCGGCTGAGGGGAACGGGGGAGGCTTCGGTGTCTGAGCGCGAGCACGTCCTCTCGACGCAGTGCTGGTGCAAACCAGTCGTTGATAGCTTCGGTCCGAACCGCGTGACCAGGTTGCCGTGCGCAACTGGCAGCCACCGCTTCCACTGGTCCTCCGTGCAGGCTCGCGCATGTCAGGAGATCGCAGCACAATCCCCCCAGGAGGATGACAGCGCATGAAAACCTGGGTTGTGCTTGGGGTTGCTGAGAACAACGCGCTCACGAACTCTTTCGTCTATCTCTTCAGTACGCGGGATCGAGCTATCGATTTTGTCGAGCGCCGTCTCGTTGACCGCGTTTTTACATGGTCGGGAGATGCGACGGAGACCGGCGGCATCTTGGATGCGCACCACCACCAGGAGTACGGCGGTCGCAGCGTTTACCAGATTTGGTATGCGCGGATCGACGACGAGGACGACGATGCCGAGTAGATTGGTCGCCTCTATGTTCAGGATGGCCCGAGCAGAACAGCGTTTGCGTCGCGCGAAGCTCGGCCCGCCGTTGTCACTTGAGGATGCCGCGTTGGCCGCGCTGTCCATCGTCGACAAAGTCGACCTCCCGATGGTCGAGGCGTTTGTCCGCGACGCTGCCGGACAGAAGGGCGTTGATCTGTTGAGGGCGACCCGTGGCTGACATGCCAGCGTCTATCAAGGTCGGGCCGTTCGTGTACGCCGTGATCCAGGATGCGGCAAAGCTCCAGGCGTGGGAGCGCGAGAAGAAGGGTGCATACAGCGGCTTCTCGGACCATAGTCTGATGAGGATCGTCATCGGCCCCGATGAGGCGACATGCTCGCAGCGAGAGACGCTCTGGCATGAGGTCAAGCATTGTGTCGTTCACCTGTTTGGCGAGTACGGAAACCAAGACGACGAGACGTACATTCGCCGTACCGCTCCAATGGAGTTGGCAGCGCTCCGGGAGAACCCCGACCTTGTGGCGTACCTCTTGGCCGAGGATGTGGCCTGATGGCCGACATCCGATGGAACGAGATGGCCGGCCGCTTCGTGAACGAGCGAGGACAGTTCGTGTCCGACGCCTCAGTCCGTGCCGTCGTGGATGCTGTGGCCGACCAGGCCAGTGCCCGGCTCGCTGCATCAGCTCAGGCCATGCTCGACGGGACCAAGAGCTTAGCCAGTTTCCAGGCCGAAGCGATGCAGATCATCAAGACCTCGCACGTCGCTACGGCCACGCTCGCACACGGCGGCGCTGCGCAGATGACGTTCGCGACGTACGGGGCAGCCGGCCGATCTATCAGAGACCAGTACGACTTCCTGCGTGGGATGGCCCAGGACATCGCCAGTGGCCGCCAGCCGCTCAATGGTAGCCTCGTCGCTCGCGCCCGTCAGTACGGGCAGGCCGCCCGTGTGACATTCGAGAGAGCCTACGGCCGAGACCAGCAGCAGCGCGGGTACCGTTTCGAGCGGTCGCTGCTCTCGGTGGCCGAGCACTGCGCGCAGTGCGTGTCGGAGGCCCGCAAGGGTTGGGCCCCTATCGGGACGCTCATCCCCATCGGCCAGCGCACCTGTCGCGGGCAGTGTCGTTGCTCGATCCGCTATTCCCGCGCTCTGGAGGTTGCCGTGTGAGCGAGGGCAAACTGGTCAGCGTCATCACCGGGACGTGGCAACGACACGACGAACTTATGGCCGCCATCGAGAACGTCAGGGCTCAAACATATCGGCCGCTGGAGCACGTGATCGTCAGCGACGGGAGAGACCAGGGGCTCGCCAATCTGATCGCATCTCAACGAGAGGACCGTGAATCCTGCTCGCATGAGGTGTTGCCGTTCGGCAGTGATGTCCCGATCCGGTTCGTGGAGCTCGGTCGCAACTGGTCGACCTACCTGACCGGCAGCTACTCCTGTATCCCGTTCATGGTCGCGAACTATCTCGCGGCCGGCGAGTACCAATGCTGGATGTCGGACGATGAGAGAATGGCGCCCGACCACATCGAGTCGCTGGTTGACCTGCTCGAAGAGAAAGACGTGGACTTCGTCTACTCGCTGACCGACTGCTACCACGCCGACACGCCCGAGCAGCGCTGGATCGTCGGGACCGACCCGCCCGAGCAGGGCACCGTCACCAACGTCCTGCACCGCACCAAACTGCTCGACATCGGCGGGTTCCGCCCGCACGTCGGCACCGGCAGCGACTGGGATCAAGCGGAGCGGTGGATGGACGCCGGCGCTACCTGGGCCTGTACCGGGCGGGCCACGTTCACCCATAAGGGCGATAAGCGCCCGTGGCTGGAGGCGTGATGCTTGACGCTAGGCCGGCGTCGTGCGTGAGGTACCCACTCGGCTTCGATCCTCGCGGTCGTGACTGCGCCCCCGGCGCGTTCGGCACGGTGCATGGCCCCGAGTGCGACTATCACCCGGAGAATCGTCGCCGCATGCCAGCGTCCTGTCTGTCTGGTACATACGGCAGGGGATGCGACCCGTGGGAGTTTGGCACCCTCCACGGTCCTGAATGTGGCTATCACCCGAAGAACCAGGGGAGCAAGCCCGATGCTTGACGCCTCGCCGATCACTCCGCTGGCCGTCATTGGTAGCCCTAAATATCCCCCAGATCACTGGAGAATCTGTCGTCCGTTTACGCGCCTGCGGCAGTCCGGCATGGACGCGCAGTACATCCACGGCGCCGACCAGAACGCGCCGGTCAATCCCGAGAATACCCTGCTGGTGCTACCGCACCTGACGGGCCAGGACGAGGTGTCGCTGTCCGAGTGGCTGGCCGAGCGCCGGCCGATGGTCCGCAAGATCGTCTACGAGACCGACGACGACGTGTTCACCGAGGACCGTCTCCAGCACCTCAAGGACGCCAATTTCTTGCAGGGCAAGACCGAGGATGAGATCCGGGCCGAGCAGCGTGTCGCTCGTTGGCTGGTCACCCAGGTCGACGCCGTGACCGTCTCCACCGAACCACTAGCCGCGCTGGTCCGCACCCTGACCAACCGGCCCGTCCACTGCATCCCGAACGCGCTGGACGTCAGATGGTTCCGGGCGCACATGACCTATCGCACACCGTGGGCCGACACGCTCACCATCGGGTGGGCCGGCGGCCGGCGCTCCGAGCGCGACATCGTCCCGATGGCCCGCGCCTGGGGCAAGATCGCCAAACGGTATCCTGAGGTCCGCTTCGTGACGGCTGCCCCGACGACGCTGACGGCGATCTACCGCTACGTCCCCGAGAACCGGGTGCTTCGCCTGCCGTGGCTCGGGTTGGACGATTATCCGATCGCATACCAAACTTCGATAGGCTGCTGTAGCGTCAGGGACACGCCGTTCAACCGCTGCCGGTCACCCATCAAAGCCTGGGAGTACGCCATCGCCGGGGCTGCCGTGGTGGCGACGCCCACGGTGTACGGCGATTGCATGCGGGGTGGTACTGCGGAGCCAGAGATTGCCGAAACCGCTGATGACTGGGAAGCCGCGCTATCGCGCCTTATCGAGGATGAGTCGCTTCGTGCTCAGGTGCCGGTGTTTATGCGTGAGCACGTGATGGCACATCACGACCTCGACGCCCAGGTCACCCGCTGGTCGGATACGTACCGGGAGATCGCACTCGGCTCGGCGGTGACGGCGTGACACCGATCGAGGCAGCCGAGATCGAGGTCCGCGCCGAGTTGACGGCATTGGCCCGCCGGCTGGGTGCGTCCACGGTCCCGGATGCCATCACCGTGCGCGTTGAGTTCGACCGTGAGACGGGCATGCCGCGCACCGTGGACTGCCAGGAGGAACGGCGCCGACGATTATTAGGTCCAGGCAGTAGTAACGCCTCACGATCTATGCTAAAGTAGGGCAACGCGCCTAACAAGGGCACATCAGAAGCTCAGCCGACGAGAACCAAGGGCGGCAATCCCAGATCACTGGGGTTGCCGCCCTTTTTTGCGTTCTACGCCGGCCACGAAGGGTCAGGCGAGATGCCAGACGCAGACGACAAGGCGACCGAGACGGGCGCCACCGACGACGCGGGCAAGGCGACGGAGGCCGGCAAGGACGGCACGCCCTTCGATGCCACGCGAGCGCAGGCCACCATCGAGGCCCTGCGAGCCTCCGAGAACGACCTGAAGAAGCAGCTCAAGGACGGCGGCAAGAAGCTGTCGGACATCGAGCAGCGGCTCCAGGCATTCGAGGACAAGGACAAGTCCGAGGTCGAGAAGGCCGCCGGCGAGCGCGACAAGGCCAAGCAGCAGCTCTCCGAGACGGAGACGCGACTGCGCGCGATGGCGATCCGGGTATCGGTCGCTGAGACCGCGAGCGCGGCCGGCATCGCCCCCGAGAGCTTGCGGGCCGCGATGCGACTGCTGGACGCCGCCGGCATCGAGTTCGACGAGGACGGCGAGCCGACGAACACCGAGGCCGCGCTCAAGGCGCTGGTCAAGGAGTTCCCGATGCTCGCTGCCGACAAGTCCGACGAGGGCGCCGGCAAGCGCGGAGTACCGCCTACCGGCCGGGCCGCCAGCAACGGCAACGCACCCCAGGACATTGACCAGCGAGTCGCTCAGGCACGCGCAAGTGGCGCATACCCGCGCTTCTAGCCGCCCCCTGCCCGACTCGCATACGGAGAAGGAGATCGCCGTATGGCGACCGTAGCCAAGTCGGGCGTGCCCAGTCTCTCGACGACTGTGCCCTGCCCCAGCAATCACATCTCGGGCCTGCTGGCCGGCGAGGCCCTCGCCGCCGGCGACCTCGCGTACATCAAGTCGGACGGCAAAGTCTGGAAATCCGTTGGCACCACCACCAACGCGGCCGCCAAGGTCGACGGAATGGTGCTCGTGGCCGCGCAGAGCGGCGAGGCGGCCAGCCTGTACTTCGACGTCAACGTGCGCTACGGCGCGTCACTGACGCCCGGCACTCGCCTCTATTTGGCGACCACGGCCGGCCTGATCGTGGACGCCGCCTCAGTTGGCGGCACCGCGCCGATCGGCTTCGTGATTGATGCCACGCGCGTGCGCATCTTCCAGTCGAAATACTAAGGGAGGGCTGACCAGTGGCATACGGAACCCATTCGGCCCTCGATACCCTGGCCTCGATCAACAACACCAACGTCGCGGCGTACGGTGAGGATCGGGTCTTCGCAGAGATCGAGCGCTCACTCGAGATCCACAACCGCATCACGACCGAGATGATGCGCGACTTCGTTGACGTCACCACGGATCGACAGCGTCGCTACGGCGGCACCGACTCGATGCAGATGGACGAGCTGGACGAGTATGGCCGCGCGGACGCCCAGAAGATCACCGCAGGGGCCACCGTCGGCTTCCCGCTCCGGAAGTACGGCCTGTCCCTTCAGTGGACGCGCACGTACATGCTGAACGCGACGCCGGCCGAGATCGCAGCATCGGCCATTGCCGCGATGGACGCCGACGTGAAGGCACTCCAGCGCGAGGTCAAGCGGGCGCTGTTCTACGCCGGCAACCTGACGTTCACCGACCGTCTGGTCGACAGCATCAGCCTGTCGGTCAAGCGGCTGGTCAACGCCGACTCCCAGGTCATCCCGCAGGGGCCGAACGGCGAGTCCTTCACGGCCTCGACCCACAGCCACTACCTGTACACCGACGCGACCACGCTGGCAGCGGCCGACGTGACGGCGCTGGTGCTGGCGGTCGCCGAGCATTACAGCTTCGGCCAGATCGTCATCAACATCAACGCGGCGCAGGAGGCGGCCATCCGCGCGCTGACCGGGTTTACGGCGATCACCCCGGTGTTCGTGACCCCGGCCAATACGGCCGCCGCCATCGTGGAGCCGTACGACACCCGCAACCTGGGAGATCGCAAGATCGGGTATTGGGGTGGCAATTACGCGGAAATTTGGGTGAAGCCGTGGGTACCAAGCGGGTACCTCCACGCCTTCAATAACGCGGCACCGAAGGCGCTGGCGATGCGCGAGCGTTCCGGTGGCAGCGGCGCCTTCCAGCTCGTCTTTGAGGACGAAGTGCATCCGTTGCGCGCCCGTGGCTGGGAGCGCGAGTTCGGAATCGGTGTGTGGAACCGGACCAATGGCGCAGTCCTGTTCGTCGATGCCGGCAACGGCGACGTCTACGCCGATCCGACCCTCGCGTAGTCACCATCGGGGCGGCTTCGGCCGCCCCGTTCCTGGAGGTTGAGCTATGGCAGAAGCACCGAAGAACACCAGCCAGGCCGCAGACAACGACGCCCGACGCATCCGTCCGATGACGCCGGAGGAACTCCGCCTCGCGAATCAGCTGGCCGAGAACGAGATCCTGGAGCAAGTCAAGGAGCGCAACGCCACCGACTTGCACGAGGGCGGCCGCTATCTCGTCAACGGGCAGTTGGTCGACGCCGAGGGGCGCCCCATCAAGGGCAAGGACTAGACGACGATGTCGACGCCGCCGCAGTACTTCATCCCGGATGGCTCGCCGTCCGCACCGGGGATGCCGTTCGCGGACAACCACGAGGACGGCATCTACCACCCGGCCGGCGGCGTCTTCGGGATTTCCGTCAACGGGGCGAGAGGCGTCGAGGTCGATGACGACGGCAACCTGAAACTGATGGTGGCCGATGCCGAGGTGCTCGACGCGAACGGCGACCCCATCGGCGGCGGGGGCGGTGCCTCGCTGACCGGCTGGGAGACCGACGAGGACGGTAACCTTGTCTGCACGGGCACCGGCGCGATCCAGTCCAGCGCCGAAGGGACGCCGATCATCATCAACAACCCCCACGCGGCCCCCTCGAACTCGAACGAGGGGACGTGGTTCGCTCTGAAGTCGACCAACTGGGGCGCCGCGCCGTTCCTCGGCATCGACGACTACGAGGGCGAGCTGTTCCTGCTCTCGTCGGTCCCGTTCGTCTGGCGCGCCCCGATCGACGGCAGCGAGGTGGCGCGTATCAACGCGGGATTCGACGGCGACGATCCATTCCTGGGCTTCGGGGTGGACGGGTCGTTCAACAACTGGAAGATCAAGACGGGCGGTCAACTGGTGTCGTCCATCGCCCATGCGGTGACCGGCGCTCGCGACGAGTCCGAGGGCGCCCTGGCGTCGCTACTCACGATCCTGGCCAACCTCGGCCTCATTACCGACTCGACGACGGCCTCGTGATGGCCGATGCCCTGACGTCCGACGAGGTGGCCCGCCTGACGATGGCCCGCTGCCTGGTCGCCCGAAAAGAGGCCGAACTGCGGGCCGCGAAGGCCGCGCTCGACCTCTGCCTGATCGACGTCCAGGAGGTGTACGGCCTCGGTCAGGGCGACGCGCTGACGCCCACGGGTGAGATCCGGCGGGCGGGAGTAGCCGACTGATGGCCTACACGACCGGCACCCTCGCGACGTTCATGGTGACCAAGCTCGGCGCCGCCGTGGCATCCGCGCTGAGTCTGACGACGGCCTCGCTGCCGATCGTGGAGGCCGTCAACGACGTCGCCTCGCTCCTGGATACCGCCATCGCGGATCTGACCGACGACCAGAAGACGCGGGTGATCGCCGAATGGCGGGTATGGCTGGTGGCCGAGGCCGAAGCGATCGCGCTCATCGACCTCAAGTCAAGCGGCGACGAAATGAAGCTCTCGCAGCTGTGGGACCACATCCGGGCACGACTCCTCGCGGCCGAGACGGCGGCGATGGTCTACGACGAGGTGCTCGCGGCAACCGGCGCCGGCGGCGTCATGGTCATCGCCTCCGTCGGCGGCACCCAGCAGCCGTACGGCTGGGCGTCGGAGTTCTGATGGACTGCCCCAAGGTGGTCGCGCTCAGGTCAGGTGACGTGTCTCCAAGACTCGCCACTCAGCACGCGCTGAATAGTGCTTCTTCCGACACCGAATATGACCGCGATCTTGCCGGGCTTCATGCCGGTCTCAGCGACTGCTCTGATCGACCGGACGGCGTCTTCGGTGAGTTTCGCGAAGGGGCTGGTCTCTCCCCGGAGAAAGTAGTCGGGTCGCGTTTTCGACGGGTGAGCCGCGCCCCGCAGATAGGTTTCGGGATGCAAGCGCGATCTATGGCGCTCACCGCGTGCGAGCCGCTCAGGGTGCAGCCTTGCTGGATTCCGAGCGCCTGTGAGGGAACGCCCCTTGATGACCATATCGCGGGAGTTCTGAAGGGGTGTCCCCGCAAAGAGATGTCCCCAGGTTGGGATAAGCACGCCGCCGACTTCGTGAAAACGGGGCGCATCGTTTCTGACACAGAGCTTGACATCGCAGGTATGGCAGGCCAAGCGACCATCTATCAGGGTGCCGCTGGCCAATTCGTAGGCGACTTGATGGGCGGCAAAGACGGGACCGCGGTAGGTGGTGGATATTCGGCCGTAGCCATTTCTGGGACGGTCGATCCACAGCCAGCAAGTCTCGGTCTTTTCGACCTTCGACCAGAAGCGAGCCAGGAAATCAGCGGTATACTCAGGACGCAGCACGGGTACCTCCGTGATGTCGTGCCTCCGGCCGTTCGTAGCGGCGCGGAGGCTTCGTGTTGTCGGCTGAGCAGTCCGGGTTCCCCAACCGGCACCCTGCCTGAGGGCTTCGCAACCTCCACCCCGGCAATGCAAACCACGACCGGAGTCGCCGCTCAGCATTCTAATTATACCGCTTCACTTCGAGTGGAGGCGGCATGACGATGCAGGATCTTCGGGTTGTTGCGCTTGTTGCTGATGATACGCGCGCCGATGCCCACTGGCGCATCGTGCGGCCCTTCACGCGCCTGCGCGAGCGGGGCATTGACGCGCGGTGGTGCTGGCTGGACGCCGACGAGCTGCCGGCCCTCCCCATCGGCGGCGCCGTCGTTGTCCTCCAGCGCGTCACCGTCAAGGGGCGCAACCGCCGCCAGGTCAATGCCTGGGTGGATCGGCTCCGAGCCGCCGGCGCGCTGGCGGTTGTGTACGAGGCCGATGACGACATTTGGAGCCCGGCCTACCTGGAGTACCTGACCGCGAGTGGGCGGATCTACTCGGGCGACTACGGCCGCGTCCAGGCGGAGGCCCAGGCGCAGATCTGGGCCATGCAGGCGTGCGACGCGGTCACGGTCAGCACAGATCCACTGGCGGCTGTAGCGCGGCAGTACACCGACGCGCCCGTCTACGTGATCCCCAACGCCATCGACACCGAGTGGTTCATGGACCATCTCATGCCGCGCCCTGAGTGGCACGACACGGTGACGATTGGGTGGGCGGGTGGCCGGCGGCCGGAGTCGGACCTGGAGTCGATGGCCGTGGCGTGGGGACGCATCAGCCAGCGCTACCCGAAGGTCCGCTTCGTGGTCGCGGGCTGGCAGCACGACGTCATCTACCAAGAAATAGCAGACTTGGATCGAATCATCCGTCTCCCCTGGCGCGAGGTGCCCGACTACCCGCCGGCATTCCAAACTACGATCGGATGTTGCGCGGCCCCGTCTAACGCATTCAGTTGCTGTAAATCGCCCATCAAGGCGTGGGAGTACGCGCTGGCGGGTGCTGCGGTCGTGGCGAGCCCGGTGCCGTACGTGGACTGCATCTTCGGACGGAGCATCAACGCGGTCTCCACCGAGCAGTGGGAATGGCACCTCGCAAACCTGATCGAGCAGATCGACGTTCGGCACGCGGTCGCGTCGAACCTCCGTCGGCACGTCATGGCCGAGCACTCCCTGACCGGCAACCTGCGCGTCTGGACCAATGTCTACAGCAGCATAGCGAACCGAGAGGGGGCGCGCAGTGGCAGCACTGATCTCGTCGTCGCTCGCTAGTCTCGTCAGGGGCAAGCTTGGCCTGTTCCGCGTCCACACGTGCAGCATAGTGCCAATCACGCAGGGCGCCGAAGACGCCTACGGCGACACGGCCGATACCCCGGGCACGGCCAGAACGTCGGTCGCCTGCAAGTACCTGCCGGCCGACACGCTGCGGGTGGACGACGATGGCCGGGTGACGAGTCGCGTACCGACGCTGACCGTGGCCTATGACGACGCGCTGGCGGTCGGTGACCGTGTCTCGAACATCGTGGACGCGGACGGGACGGTGCTGGCCGCGGGGCCGATGACCGTGCAGTCGATCATCCCGTCCGCTGGCCTGGGGTACACGCTCAAAAAGACGGCCGTGTTGGCCGGCGCGGGAGTGGCGGAATGAGCGACGACGCCATGACCGTCGAGATCGAAAAGGGACAGGTTGTCGTGCGCGGACGATCTGCCGGCGTCGAGCCTTTCGTGCTGGTCATGCCGCCCGATATGGCGGCACGCCTGAGCGTTCTGCTCAACAAGGCCGCGCGTGCTGCCGGTCATAAGGTGTGCCGCTAATGGCCGTCCTCCGCTCGTCAGGCGGCCCCGGGCGCGCCTTCAAGCTCACCTGGCAGGGCGCCACGGTCCTGAAGCAGCTTGAGGCCGCCGTGCTGACGGCATTCGATGACGAGGCCGAGGAGATCGCGGAAGACTTGAAGGCCACGCTCCACAAGGTGACGGAGCAGATGGCGAACGAGTCGTTCGCCCGAGTCACGGTCAGCGGGACGAAGCGACAACTGGCACTGGGATCTGACGCGCCGCACACGGCCTACCACGAGCTTGGGACGTCGAACTTCAAGGGCCACCCGCAGATTCGGGCCATCGCGGACAAGCACGTCTCCCACATCACGCCACGGCTCAAGGCCGCGTTGGGGGGCCGCTGAGATGGTCGTGGCTGCTCGGCCCGACGAACTGGCCGCCGTGCTGGCGCATCTGCGCGCCTCGACCGACATCGCGGCGCTCGCGTCTACCCGGATCACGTCGCGGCTCCAGCCGTCCTGGTCGGGCATGCCGACCTACGCCGTGATCGTCAGGCGGGCAGGCGGGCCGCCCGGGAAGCGCCAAATCAACGTCATGCGGACCCGGATGGACGTCTTCTGCTACGGCGCCACCGAGGCGCTCTCCGTCGCGCTCTGGCGACAGGTCGACGCCGTGTTCTGCCCCGGCCAGGAGCGCCTCGTCTCATTCACGGCGAGCGGGTGTCGGGTCTACAGCGTCGATCCCGAGGCGATGCCGGCGAGCGACCTGGAGCCGGGCACCGAATGGCCCAGGACGACCTGCTCCTACATCGTCTCCTGGTGCGGAGTAAGCGTATGAACGGGAAACTGATGCTGCCCCACTGGCTGCCGACGCACGCCGAGCGCGACGATCGCGAACGCTGGCTGTCCAAGAGCTACCTCCTGGTCAAGATCGGCGGCAACGATGGGTACGACATCATGCGCTGCAAGCGGTGTCGCCAGAAGCACCCGTACTTGACCCTGATGTGCATCGAGCAGCCATTCGACGGCGCGACTCGCGGGATCTACGCCTTCTACCATGCCCTCGGTGTGGCCGGCGCGGAGATGTGGCTCTCGCCCATCGAGCGCGCCCGCTTCAACAAGGCGGCGCGGCTGTTCGGCCCGTCCAAGGGTCTCCCGCACCTCGCCACCAGCCACCCGCAACTAGCGCGGTCCCTCAAGACCGAGGAGGACGCGGCCGATATCGGTGCCTTCCCTTTGGGCAAGCTGGAGCCGATCCCGCGCACGATGGCCCAGAAGCTCCTGGACAAAATCAACGCTACGGGCCTGCAACCACCGCTGGTGGTGCCGGGCCTACTCACCAACGGTAAGGTCGGCGTCCTTGCGCCGCTTTCAGGAGGACATAGCGATGCGCTACTTGGGTCCGGCTGACACGCTCATGCTCGAAGAGGGTGGCAAGGTCTACCGCCCCGGCGACAATGTCCCGATCTCGAAGGCATCGGCCGAGCACATGGGCAAGGTCGAGAACGGCGGCCACCTGTTCGAGGGCATGGCCGCACCGGAGCGGCCGGCTGCGTCAGACATCAACGTCGCCAAGGCGCAGGCCGAGAAGTAGCAGTGTCCCGTCCGACGCGCACCTTGCACGAGTCGCTGATCCGACTGGCGAAGGGCGCGATTACGGCGTGGGAGGCATGGCTCAAGGCCCAGGCAGAGTAGAATATCGAGGACAACCGAAGACACGTCAGGCTCGCCGCGAGGAACGCTGGACCGCCGCCCTCGCCTGAACGCCACCCTGGCCCGCCGACCCGTGCCGCTGAGGCATCGGGTCGAGGAAAAGGGTTTGACCCGTGGCGTTCAACGCAGCCGCCGTCTTGTTCGGGAGAGACTTTAAAGTCTTCAGCGTGGCGTGGTCTTCGACCAACGTCATCCCCGCCAACACCGTCCTCTACGGCACCGACTGGGGCACCCCGGCCGGGCAGACCAACCCCTGGGTCGAGGTCGGCTACACCGACGGCGGGTTGAACTTCGGGATCGAGATCACGCGCGGCGAGATCCGGGTGGACCAGAGCCTCGACCCGATCGCGCGCCCGGCCACCGGGCGGAACATGACGCTCTCGACCCAGATGGCCGAGTTCACCGCCGCGAACATCCGCGCCGCCGCCGGCCAGGGCACGGTCAATGCCGTTGCTGCGACAACCGCAGCACGTGGATACAACGACCTCGACATAGACCCGACGATTACGGACAACTACCGCTCGATCGGGTACGACATCCAGCACCCCGGCGACTCGGAGGCGTTCCGCATCATCGGCTGGAAGACCATCCCAAGCGGCGGCGTCACCGGCACCATCAACCCCGAGGACAACGCCACCATCGGGCTCGATGTGACGTGCTTCCCGGACACGAGCGTCACCCCGAACAGGGTCCTAAAACTGCGCGACATCGTGGCCATCGGCGCCTAATCCGCACGAGCGAATTGCAACGGGTGGGCCGGGGCACTGAGTCTCGGCCCACCGGGGGAACACCAGCGCGATGAGTGCGAACGAGACGAACGGCACGGGCGGCTTCGTACGCCCACTTCTGGACCTGGGCGACCTCACGCCGGAGAAGCAGGCCATCGCCACGGTCCTACGCGACGGGCAACCCGTCACGCTCTGGGGTTGGGTCGACGGCCGACGCTGCCCCGGCTACGTCAAGTCGGCGGTTGCGGCCCATCGGCGCACCTACCGCGACGCCGTCTACCAGCCGGGCGAGCCTGACGAGCTCGGACAGCACGTCGAGGTCTTCACCCACTCGCCGCTGGCCTACGACGACTACAAGCGGGACGTGCTGCTCGCGGTCATCGAGGGGCTGGAGTACACCGAGGCCGCCGTCCTCGCCGGCAACGACGACACCGCCATGACGGTGCTGCGCCGTCTTCGCTGGGTCGAAGATGAGGAGGAGGCGACCGACTCCCCGGAAGCCGAGGGGGCGCCGGCGACGCCCCCGACTACGCCGGACTCTTCGCCGACCTCGCTTCCATCGGCATCTCGCCGGACACGGCGCTGAGGCTGCCCGAATGCTTCATGATCGCCCTCTACCACGAGGTGCCACGCCTGACGGCCGCCCGCCGGCTGGATGCCGCGACGGCCGCCGACTATCCGGGCTGGAAGCCGGCGACCCGCTCGCGCTGGTGGAAGGAGCAGGCGGCGCTGATCTCCGGCCCGCGCCGCTCCGCGCGGCGTTCGGCCCGTCGGAGACAGGCCGGGCAGGATGTCCCGTATCGGCGGACGGCCGCCCTCTTCTGGAACAGCGCACCGATTGGCGGGGGCGGCCTCAAGCGCGAGCTGGCGGGCGCGCTGGGCGGCGGGTTCTCAGCGTGACGATGCTACAGGTCCAGCGCGGCCAGCGTCCAGCGATTGCCCCCGGACGGACGGACGGTGCATGCGTAGCGGGTGCGAATCTGCGCACCGAAACCGTTCTGGGAGTCGACGGCGGCCCGGACGGACACGCTGCCATCGGCCAGTCTGACCGCCGAGTCCGTCGCCTGGCGCGGGAACACGGCGGTCGATGGCGCCTTCAGGCGCTCGCGCACGAAGTCGCGGCAGACGACCACGGCGCCCGTCTCGTCCTGTGTGCGTGGACGGCGGTCGTCCCAGGCCACGAGCACGATCGTCGCCAGGATCGCCAGCGGCAGCACCCCAAGCAGCACCACCATCTTCATCGGCCATATTCCCCCAAGCGCGGAGCGTACGTTCATCCGCTCGCGCCGCGCCGTAACAGATCCGTACGCCCGGCGTACAGCCCGCCGACCAGGCGTAACAGTTCCGTACAGACGACACCCGGGGGCGCCTGATGGTGGTAATTGGGAGCGCCGAGTATCAGCTCCTCGTCAACATCCCGGCCCTGAAGGCCGCCTTCCAGCAGGCCGAGAAGGAGGCTGCGGCCGGCGCGGCGAAGGTCGCCTCGGCCGTCGATGCCGGATCAGCGAAGCTCGACGCCGCCGCCAAGAAAGCAGCCGATGCGCAGGTCCGCGAGGCTGCCCGTGCCTCGGCCGCCGTCGCGAAAGAGGCCAAGAAGTCCGCCGACGCGCAGGCCCGCGAGGCAGCACGAGCAGCCTCCGCTGCCGCGAGCGAGGCGAAGAAAGCGGCCGATGCGCAGATCAGGGAGGCCAACCGCGCGGCAGCGGCCCAGGAATCGGCCGCACGGAAGGCGGCGGCGACGCGGCTCTCGGTTCAGCGCGTCGTGGGCGGTGCGGTTGGATCTGTCGCCGGTGTCGCCGGCGCCGGCACGCTGGCGGGCGCCGGCCCGGCCGGGTTCGCCGCCGCCGGCGTGCTTGCCGCGACCGCCGGCTTCAGCGAGGCCGTCAAACAGACGACGGAGTTGGAGCAGGCCCAGCGCAAGGTCAACGTCCTCTACGCCGAGGGCGCTGCCGCCGTCACCGCGTTCGCCAAGGCGCAGGCCGCCGCCTCGCCCGGCCAGACCACCAAGGACTACCTCGAAGCCGCCGCCGTCGTCAAAACGCTGGCCGCCAACTACGGCCTGTCTGCCGACCAGCTCAAGCAGGTTATCAAGCTCGGCGCCGACTACGCGGCCGTCACCGGCACCGACGTCGCGGACGCCACTAAGCGGGTCTCGGACGCCATCCGGGGCGAGGCCGAGTCCGCCGAGGCACTCGGGCTGACGCTGAACTCCGACGCCATCAAGGCGATGGCGCAGATGACGGACGAGCAGCGCAAGAACTGGGAGACGCTCGACCCGCTCATCAAGGCCCAGATCATCCTCCGTGAGGCGCTCAAGCAAGGCGCGGTCGTCCAGGGCGAGGCCGCCAAGGGCGCCGACGGCATGAGCGGCGCCTTCGAGAAACTGAGCAAGGCCGGGAACGAGCTCGGCACCGCCATCGGTGGGAGTGCGACCGTCGGCGTGGCCGACTTCGTCTCGGGGGTGGCCGACGGCATCACGGTCGTCGGCCGGTTCGTGAAGAGCCTCGATGAGATCCCCGGCAAGATCGCCGCGATGAACGAGGCGGTCCGGAACGCGCCGTCCGTGCAGGGCGGCATCCCCCGCGCCGGCAGCTTCGACGACCCGGCCACGGCGCCCCGTCCCCAGTTCGGGCCGACCGCCGAGGAGGTCTCTGCCGCGCAGGCCGCGCAGAAGGCCATCGCCGCCGCCGCCCAGGATGCGGCCAACGTCGCCAAGCGCGCCGCCGCCGAACGCAAGGCCGCCGCCATCGACGCGGCCGAGGCCGAAGTCGCCGCCGCCAAGCGGGTCGCCGATCTCGCCTCGGACGTGCATACCGGGCAGGCGTCGGCCGCTCGTGAGGCGGCGGCCACGGCGCAGGACGCCATCGAGGCGACCAGAGACAAGGACATCGCCGCCGCCCAGGACCGCAAGGAGGCCGACCTCGCCGCGTTCGACGCGAGGGCGCAGGCGTCCAGCGACTACTTCCGGGGGCTCATCGCCGACGCCGAGGCGGCCAGGGATGCCGAGATCGCGGCCGTCAATGCCCGCAAGGAAGCGGCGCTCTCGGCCATCTCCGCCGAGCGGTCGGCCCAGTCCTCAACCCGCCGGACCGAGGATCGGGCGCTGGCCGACTCCAGGCGGGCCGAGGATCGGGCGCGCTCGTCGTCCGGTCCCGCCTTCGGCGGCAGTGGCGGCGGGGGCATCGTCCTGGACCCGAAGGCTCACGAGCACGCCGCCGCGTCGGCGTCCAAGGGGGCTGCCGAGGCCAGAGACGCCGGCCAGGTTGCCGCCGCCGACATCCTGGGCATCGCCGAGGCCACGGCCAAAGCCGCCGCCGACCGTTCGGCCGCCGTCATCAAGGGCTTCGAGGCCGAGGCCGAGGCCGCCAGACGGGCGGCCGATGCCACCATCCGGGGGATCGAGCAGGAGGAGCAGGCCGCCCGCAAGCAGGCGGACGCCGCCATTCGGGGGATCGCGGACCGCGAGCGCGCCGAGAACGAACGGCACGATCAGGCGACCCGCAACCTCGACGCCGAGGCGCAGCAGGCGTTGGGCGCCATCGATGACCAGCTCGAGGCGCTCGACGAGGAGCAACGCGCCCGCGACCGCGCCCGGACCGACCGCGACCTGGCCGAGAACCTCCGCTCGGCGCGGACCCTCAGGGAGCGGCAGGCGGCGGCCAGGGCCATCGCCGATGAGAAGGCTCGCCGCGCGTTCGAGGACAAGCGCGCCGACCTCCAGGGCCAGAAGCAGGACATCCAGGACGATGTCGCTAAGAGACGGCAGGCCGAGGACGAGCGCCACGCCGCCGAGCTCGACAACCTGGCCCAGGAGAAGCAGGCCGTCGCCGACCGTCTGGCCGCGACCCTGGAGGGGCTGGCCGCCGAGAAGCAGGCCGTCGCCGACACGCTCCAGGCGACGCTCGACGGCGTCCAGGTCCGGATCGAGGCCGAGCAGGCGCGGTCCAAGGCCGAGATCGACGGCATCGAGCGCGCCGCCGTCATCGCCGCCAGCACGGCGGAGTACGCAGCCGCGCAGCGGGCGGATATCGCCGACGCCGAGGCCGCGCACGAGCGGATGCTGGCCGAGAAGAACGCCCAGGCCGCCCAGGGCGCCATTGACGACCGGCGGGCCCTTGAGGACCAGGCTCTCGAAGACCGGCGCCTCGCCGAGGACCGGGCGATCGAGGACCGCAGGCGGGCCGAGGACGATGCGCTGGACGCCCGCGAGAAGCAGATCGAGGACGAGGCCAAGGCCCAGATCGACGCCATCAAGGAAGTCTACGACGGCCCCGGCGGGATCATCCCGAGCCTCCGCCAGCGCGAGCAGGAGGAGGCTCGCTCGATCGCCCGCCTCAAGAAGGCGCGCGAGGACGCGGCCGACGACGAGATCGCGGATATTCGTCGGATCGCCAAGCAGCGCATCGACGACGGCGCGAAGGCGCTCAAGGCCCGGCTCGACCAGATCAACCGAGAACAGAAGCGCTGGGAGGCATACGTCGAGCGCGTCCTCAAGGATTTGGAGCGGATCAGGCGGGGGCAGTCGGCGCTCTCCGGCACCGGCCTGCCGCCCGGCACCGGCGCCCTGGGCGGGCAGGGCGGCCTCTCCGGCGGCCGCAGCTACCCGCTCCCGACGCTGCTCAGGGCGCAGATCCCCGGCGCCCTCGCTGGCGCCTGCGGGGGCGGCAAGTGCTGCTGCTGCTGCTCCTGCGACGAGGGCGGGGGCGATGCCGACCCCTCGCCGCCCGGGGGTGGCACGGTTCCGACCGTGGCCTGGTACAAGAACGTCAACCCCACCATAGGGCCGGTCGGGACCTGGACACGGACCCTGCCGGACGGGACGAGGGAATGGGGCGGCACGGGCCCGAGCTCCCCGCCCGAGACGTACGCGCGGGGCACCGACTTCGTGCCGCGCGACCAGCTCGCCTATCTGCACAAGGGCGAGGCGGTGCTGACCGCGACCGAGAACGCCGCTCGGATGGCGCGGGCGCCAGCCCTCCGCCTGGGCAGCGTAGCGGGCGCTCGCCCGGCCGTGATGACGATGCCGGGCGCCAGCACGAGCAGCAGCCACATCGGCCCGGTCCACATCACCATCAACGGCGCCGACAAAGACCCGATAGCGATAGCGACGGCCGTCATGGACGAGTTCGCGACCGTCCTGGATAACGCCGAGCGGAAGGCTCCACGCCGCGCCTCCCCGCGATTGGCGGGCGCCCAATGAGCAGCAGTTTCGGCAGCCTCGCCTTCCGCCCGTCGCGCGAGGACGTGCTGGTGCCGCTGCCGGCCCAGGACTATCTCGCCCCGGAGCGCGCCGTCCCGTACGCGCCGGGCGGGGGCCTCCTGGTGGTCGACCTGGGCGGCCTGGGCGCGCGCCACTACGACGACGTCATCTACGTTCTGCCTGCCGACGCCGCCAACTGGCGGTCGGCGCTGGGGACGACCGCCGCGCTGACGGTGGCCGACGTCTCCTACGGCTCGGCCGTCCTGGTCACCCTGGCCGACGAACAGGTCACGTTCGGGCGCGATCTGTACGCCTTTTCGGCTCGCTTCGTGATCGGTGCCGTGGCGGCCTGATGGCATCATCGTTTGGCGCGTTGGCCTTCCGGAGCGTCCGCGACGACGTCTGGGTGGCGCTGCCGGCCCGCGACTCCCTCGCAACCGAGCGCCCGGTGCCGAACGGCGGCGGCGGCGGCTTCGTGGCGGTCGACGCGGCCGGCCTGGGCGCGCACCACTACGACGCCCTCATCACCGTGCTGCCGGCCGTCGTCGCCGCGTGGCGCGCAGCGCTCGGGACCATCGATGCCCTGACGGTCGCGGACGTGGCCTACGGCGACGCCGTGCTGGTGCAGCTCTCCGACGAGCAGGTATTGCTCGACCGCAGCCTGCACACGCTCCAGGCCAGGTGGTTGCTGGACGCGGAGGCCTACGCCCTGACCGACGGGGACGGCGGCGGCGCCGGCGGCGGGGCCGGCAGCGGCTTGACCGGCGGCGGGGGCGACGACGGGACCGGGGCCGATGGCAACGCCTCGGACGGCACCTACTCCTTCCCGTGCTGGCCGGCCGAGCCGATGGTCCTGCTGCACGCCGACACCGGGTACTACGGCTACTCATCAGCCGGCGACTGGCTCTACCCGGCCGGGATCCGCCTCGGCACGCCCCTCCAGCAGAGCCGCTGGCGCTACGGCCGCATCGAGGGCGCCACGACCACGGGCGCCCACGTGCCGACGATCGTCTGGTCGTGGGAGAGCGGCTGCAAGGTCTATTCGAACGACCCCACCGGCCAATGGCCGGTTGGCGTCCTGCCCCTCGACTCGATGCAGACGACCGCCCGCACGCTGTTCTACGCGGCCCCGGCCGGGGTCGGGCTGTCCCTGCACGGGCTCTATCGGTGCGGGGCGCACGGCGTCTGGCTCAAGATTTGGGACGCGCCGTCATTGGGCGCCTTCTCCTTCGGGGCCGGCGGGCTTGAGTTCGACGGCCTCGGCGGCTTCTTGTCAGACGACACGGTCTGGGTCGCCATCGAGGACGGGAGCCTGATCCGCGTCTGGATGTACAACCCGATCCTCCCTGAGTCGCCGTCCGGGATCGGCACGTCGGTCGCCACCTTCGCGACCGTGGGATCGAACGTGCCCGCTGTCGGCCTGATGCGGGGATCTGAGGACGGGACGTTCTGCGTCGTGGTCGCCCGCGTCGACGCCGTCTGGGGCATGTACGTGGTCACGGCCTCGGGCGCCACGGCCGCGACCGGAGCCGCCTTCTCCGCCTCCATGACCGAACTGTTGCAGCGCGGGACGACCTGGGTCGGGATGGTCCCCGGCGACGGCCTCTATCGCTCGTCGGACGACGGCGCGACCTGGGCGCAGGTCTACACGGGCGACTGCCTGCGCGCGACGCCGGGCGACACCGACGAGTGGTGGTCAGCTCGGGCCGACGAGGCGACCCTGCTGCGCTCGACCGACGACGGCGCGACGTGGACCGAGATCCCGTACGCGACGGCGCTCGGATCGAGCCCGCCGACCCCGACGACGTTCGACGCCATCCTCGGACAGGAGATGGTGTATTGAGCCCGCGAGTACAGCGTGGGCGGTACACCATCGACCTCGACTGGACGCGGGAGGTCGATGGTGTCTGGTCGACGGCGGTGATCCGGATCGAGAACGCCCTGTCGATATCCGTGTCGCACGGATTCGACCAGGATATCTCGCAGGCCACCATCGTCGTGCCGTACCCGATTGACGAGCGCATCACGCTCCGGATGAGCGGCCGTATCTACATGGGCACGTCCGATGTCGGAGGGGTCGCATACGACGGCCACTGGTATCAGCTCTCGCGATTCTCGGGCTACATCACCGAGATCGACTACGCATTCGCCCCGGGGACGGCGGCGATCACGTTCTCGGACACCCTGGTGGTCGCCCAGTATGTCTATCCCCGCAATGTGCTGAGCCGGCAGATCGACCCGAGTTGGCCGAGCGAGGACTTCGCCGGCCTGACGGATCAGGAGGTCGTCGTCGCCGTCCTGCAAGACTGTAGCTTCTTCTTCGACCCCGCCTTGATCCAGGGCACCGGCGCGGTGATGTCGCCGGACCCGCTGATCTGGCCGGAAGTGGAGTCGGCGTTCGACGTGATCCAGGAGACCGACGCCTGGGCGTTCCTGGAGGACGGATCGGGCTATCGGACGTTCGTGACCGCCAACGGCGACATCGTGCGCCGGCTCCTGACGCCGCTCCCGCCGGCCGACGCAGTGCCCGACTTCGTCTTCACCGAGGGCGTGGACATCTTCGACGCCGCCCGCCAGCACGCGGTCCCGCCGCCGACCGACACGGGAGCGCTGACGGCATCCTCCGAGGAGCTCGATCCGGAGTCGCCGCCGGCCTTCGTCTCGAATCCGTTCTACGACCCCGAGACCGACCACCCCAGCATCCAGCAGGCGACGCTCACGACCTACCGCGAGGAGCTGTTCCCGCCGAACAGCGTCGTTGCGATCACCAGCACCCGCCTCGACGTCACCACCACGACCCTGTTCTGGCTCCAGGCCGTGACGACCGCGATCGACGAGCAGGGGGCATTCACCCAGCAACTCCAGTTGATTATCGGTGAGGAGATCTCCGGCACGGGCGACACGGGCACGACCGCCGACGTCTTCTACATCGACAACTTCGGCCAGTGGTGGGGCATCACCGCCACCACGCTCGGCAAGCTCGGCACGAGCCCCTACTTCACCGGTATCCACTCGTTCGACGTGCCGTGGGCGACGTCCGAGACGGCCTGGCACGTCCTGCCGTTCGACGTCACGCTCGGGCAGGATATCCACGCGAGCGCGGATGCCGGCGCCGCCTGGACGGTGCCCGGTGTCACCGGCGGTACCGTCGCGGTCCAGACCAACAGCGAGATCATCCGGCGCTCGGGGGGGCTGTACTACCAGGCCGAGGGCGGCATCTACACCTCGGACGACGGCGGGCTGTCGTTCTCGCTGTTGACGGCGACGGACGCCGGGGCCAACCACGCCCAGTCCGGCACCATGTCCGGCACGACGCCTGTCTGGCTGGTGGTAGCAAGCGGCGGGCGACTCGAGGCGCACTGGAACAGCGGCACCGGGATGGCCCTGCCGTGGAGCGATCCGCTGCCGCCGACCGGGGCCATCACGACCGAGCACCTGGCCGGTGCCGTCGTCGGGGCCGTCGCCATCGCCGTGGTGAATCGCAACTGGACCGGTGGCCGGCACCTCCTGCGGATCACGGCGTCGGGGGTGACCGACCTCGCGATCAGCGGCGTTTCGCCGACCGACGATTCGGATTGGAGTCTCGCCTACAGCGCCGACGGGACCACCTGGCTGCTCGGCTGGACCGACGGCGACTTCACGACCTCGCGGATCTACCGATCGACGGACGGCGGCCTTTCCTGGTCGGTCGTCCGCGAGTGGAGCGGCAGCGGCGGTCGGACGGCGGAGTTCGTGCGCTCGTTCACCGATGCGACCGCGTTCTATGGCATCGCCGGCGACCCGATCATCTCCGTCGACGGCGGCGACACCTGGACGGTGCTCACGCTCGACGACGACCTGTCGCCGGCGTCGGCGTTCGCCAGCATGGCCGGGGCGGGCTGGTAGCCGTGCCGCCGACGCCGCCACCGGGCCGGGGCCTCGGGAAGAGGGGCGCATCTCCCGAGGCCGAGCGGGTCTTAGAGCGAATGTTTATGCGCCTCCAGCGCCGCATCTTCGACGAGGTCGCCCGGATGATCGCGCGAGCGCTCGGACAGGTGACCTCGGTCCCGCAGCCGCCCCTCGGCGTGGCGGTCATCCCGCCGCTCGGTGGTGACGTCACTGGCAGCATCAGCGCCACCACGGTTGAGCATCTCCAGGGCATCCCGGTCAGCGCCACCGACCCGACCGAGGGCCAGGTGCTCAAGGCCGTCTCCGGGACGTGGATGCCGGCCGCCGATGTGGGATTCGCCAACCCGATGACCACGGCCGAGGATCTCATCAAGGGCGGGGTGAGCGGAGCGCCCGCACGGCTCGCGGTGGGAACTACCGGCACCGTCCTGAAGGTGGTCGCCGGCGTCGTTGCCTGGGCGGCCGAGATCGTCTCGGCGCTCGCCTCGTCGGTCGTGACCGAAACCGCGTTCGGGCAGTCCTCGGCGGTCGGTGTCGCAACGACGGCAGCCCGAGGCGACCACACCCACGGCACGCCGACGAATCCGATCACGGCGCACGAGGCGGCGGCCAACCCACACCCAGATTACACGACGACGGCCGAGCTGGCGACGGCCGTGGCGCTGTTGCTCGCCAAGTCCCTGATCGACGCGAAGGGCGACCTGATCCTCGGTACGGCCAACGACGTACCGGCCCGCTTAGCTGTCGGCACGGACGGGCAGATCCTCTACGCTGACAGCACCCAGGCGGCCGGCGTCCGCTGGGACGACGCGCCGACCGGCGGGGGGTCGTCGCACTGGGAGGTCGTGCTGCTGGACGGTGAGCCCGTCACGCTCGATGGTTCATGGCTGTACATGGAAGTTTTGGACTGATGAGGAGGCGTGCTCGTGGCAACCCTGGCTG